TACAAAAGAAATGCTTGATAGATTGCCCGAACTAAAAAAGCAAGAACAAATGAAATTGGTAATGTTGGAGAAAGGAACAACGAAATGAAAGCAATTCTAATTAGCACTCGCCCACAATGGGTGGAATAGGATTCAAAGGAGAGCCAAAAGAGTTTAAGGTTTTGAAACCACTTACTAGAGCGCCACAAAGCTGGTGCTATGTGGAGGTATGATTATGAACAAAACTATAAGTTATAAGCACATTATTGCCACGATCGAAAACAACGAGATTTGGGTTTACACCAAAAGAAAGAATAATCGCACTTACAAAAATAGGTGCTATGAATTAGGCAAAATCATTTATAGCGAAAAGACAAGACATTGGGTTTATATGCAATTATCTATTTGGGGAGTAGGCTATGAAACAATGTATGCAATAAGCAATTTGCTGTATCAATTGGACAATTGCTTAATTAGTTGCGATTTTGAAAAAGGAGAGTTTATTTTATGAGATTTATGTTTGGTTTTATATTCGCTTTATTAGATTTGATTTTGGTTATTAGTGGTATCACTTGCTTAATAATTGGCAGTATCTTAAATGCTCAATATGTTTCTACAATGACAGAAATATTGCTTATTTTTGGTTGGGTTGGTGTAGGTGCTGGAATTGGCAGCATATTAAGTTTTTTGGGAATATATTTAATGGTTAAATAAGGAGAACTAGAACTTTTATGAAAACACAACAAGAAAGACTGGAAGAAATTATCAAAACAAACAAATCAAATTACAAGCTAAAAGACGTAGCGCTTGTGCTTTCGATGTCTTTGGGCGGCTACGAAAAGCACTCTAAAGTAGCTGCTATTATCAAAAGCAAAATTACCAAAGAAGAATGGGTTTCACTAATCAATGGCATAACAATGTCGTTTCTTATGTCGTTGCACGCCTATAAAATGCCATTAGACGAGGCATTGAAACTCGCTGAAACTGAAGGTGTTATGGGTGTTGGTGTTGCCCGCGTAGAAAAAGGAAAGAAAAAATGAGCATAAAAGCTTGGTTAAGATGGTCTAACGGACAGTTACAACGTTGCTATATCTACAGAGATTTTAAAGTTGGCAATGAAACGTGGCACAGAGCGTCCATTGGCAAAAGAACGTATGTTCTTAAAGACGTAGATTACGGAAAAGTTTGGGCTTATACGAAGGAGGAACTTGAACTTATATGATGTTTCAAATGATAATTTGTTTATGTTGTTTGGTTGGCTGCTTACTTATGCTTTTAGTAAACTTAATCGTTTATTGGAAAATAAACAAAGCGCTTAAAAAAGCGATAGACAAAATGAATGATAAAGGAGAACTAGAATTGTTATGACATACGAAATGATAAAAGCAATGCTTGTATTTTGGTTAGATATAGGAACTATTATTGGTCTTTTTTGGGGTGGTAAAGTAACGAGGATTCATTAAAGAGGTGATGTTATGAAGAAAATAGAAACTATAACAAGTATTGAAACAAAAGAAAAAGATAATTGTGGTATCAAAGATTTTGAAACGACTACAACTATTTATGTTAAGCCTGTAAAAGTAAAAACACATTATTGCTTTGCAACCAAGAAGAATACAAATTAGTGAAAGAGGTGTTAAATTATGGCGATGAAAATTAGTGAAATCAAACAAAGATTAGAAAGAAAAAACATAGACCAATTAAAAGAATATTGTGTCCATAATATGAAATTAAAAAAAGCAGATTTAATTGATTTGCTTGAAGAATGTGGTTGTTGCCCCAACGCAAAAGCAACTTATTACGATATTGTTTGTGATTACAAAGATATTGTCATAGACATTATTGTTGAATTGTGGGAACAATGCGATTAAAGAGGTGTTGTTATGAACAAAGACGAGTTTGTAGATATGGTCTTAAAAGGTAGCCGAGACAACCAAGAACTACAAAATAAAGTTGAAACGCAAAAATATGTTTATTTCAAAAAAGGTTTGAAAATAAAAAAAGCAACATTGATTAGTATTCAAATGTTTCCATATGGTGAGTTTGAAGTAGGAAATTGGAATGGCAAAACCCATAAAGATAGGACTACGCTATATTGGAAAGATTATGGCAAAACTTGGGCATTAACGAAAGAGGAATTGCTGTGATAAAAGAAAGTGTTTATGCTGCTAAACAAGCAAAAAAAAGAAATAGATTATATCATATAAAAAGGAGGGCTTAACTGCTCTCCTTTTTTTTATACGCGCCCAAGTCCGTCTCCACGACTTCTTCTAGTCGGTTGGCAATTTGCCAAACAGTCGGCAGCGGCAGCTGCAATTCTTCTGATATTTGTTCAATGGTCTTGTTTTCAAAATAGCGCTTCTGAAAGACGTTGTAATAAGTCCCATCGTATTTATCTAGAACGTGCTTAACGTTCGCTAGAATGGCTAATTTATAGGCTTTTAGCCTATTTAAGAATACTTCGTAGTTCTCTTTTTGTATTTTTGCAAGAGCAAACGTCTTTAAATCGTCTTTTTTTGTGGACTGACAAGTCAAATCCATCTTTTCTGAATAGAAAGAGATTTCTCCCTCGACCCTAGCAATTTCTAAATCAAACTTTAAAAGCGTCTTTTTGAGACGCTCTATTATGTTAGAATGGTAAATCATCGTCTGGCAAATCAAGGTCTTCGTCTAGGTTTTCATTTGCTTCAGCAAATTCGCTGTATTCTTTTTCTGAAACTTGCAAAGCCGCTTCTACATCGCTATAAGAGTCACCGCTTCCGCAGTCTTCAAAATCTTGCAACACCAAGTTTATAAAGTCTTTGTATGAATCAACGTAGCCTCTAGCGATAATCTTTCGCCCAACAAGAGATTTACTGGTGTCAACAGATTTATTGTTGCCTAATACCGTGATTGAATATACAGCGGTTGCACCTTTAAACTTTTTTTCAACTTCGAGCTTAAACTCGTATTTTGGATATTTTTCAGTGCCTTTTTGTTCAAAGTCAGATATGACAACACCAATTAGTGTGAACTCGTTATTTAACATCTTCCTCTACCTCCATAAATGCGTCTGGATCATATGCAGCAACAACATCTGCGAAGTCCAAATCTTTGATTTTTATAGGTTCTCTAATGATTACATCAAAATCCGTAATTTTAAGTTCAACGTGAATTAGCTCTTTTGCTTGAATTGATGTAGTTGTTGTTTTTGTTTTAAATATTCCTTTTGCGTATATTGTGCTGCCCTTATGAGCAAGAGCAGCAAGAATATGCGCTTTTTTGTTATAAGCAGAGATTGGCAAGTATGTCTTTTTACCAATGCTTTCGGTCATAATTACAGTTCTTGCAACAATATCGTTGTCGGAAAACTTCATAATTTTTGGTTCAAAAAGAACAACACCATAAATCGTCCATTGATTTTTGTTAACCATACTTCTCAATTAGCTCCTCGCGGCGCTTTTTTTCGTCGCTTCTTAATTTAATGCCTAGAGAAACTTTTTGGTTTAATTCGAGCAATCTCTTTTTTTCGCGTGCTTCCAAGTTATCTTTCATTTGCCTTGTGTGAGCTTCGTCACGCAGTTTTTTGATTTCTTCACGCTGCTTTTTAATTAGCTTGCTAGACTTTTTGACATCGCCGATGTGCCATTCAACCCACTCTCCGCTGCGAAACAGCACCACTCTGATGTAAAGACCTTTGGGAAGCATAATCTTGTCAAACACTTGTTTGATTGTGATAAAACGCTCGTCCAAGAAAAACTCACTACCCTTTACATCTTCAACAATTCTTTTATCTCCCTCTTTATAAATAAAGTCGGCTTCATAAGTGATGGGAGGAACAACGTCTCCGTTAGCATTTACAAACTCGTCTTGCACTTTTAAAGTGAAGTGATGGGCTAAATTGGAAATAATGCCTTTATTTTGAAGATCGAGCAGATATTCATATCTGTTGCATTCAGTTCTGCTGTCAAACTTTTGAATATCATTTGGGTTAATAAAATTATTAAGGCAGTATTCTTCGGCACGCTGTCTGCCATCTCGTTTATTTGGTGCGTTTTCAAAGCGTTGATAGTTAATCCAATAAACAACCTTGCCTTTGTTGACCTTTGTTAACGGCTTCCACATTTTTAAACTCCAATAAGTGGTAATTCTCTCACGATGTCGCTAGGAACATTGTCTTTCCAAACGTAAGAGTTCTTTAAGAAATATTCGTTGTAAGTTGTTGCTGTTGAGTTTGCTCTTGTGCGGTATGACTCCGCTAATCTGCGATAATAATCGTCCGTTGAGTCTTTGTATTGCTCGTATCCAGCTTTATCGGCTTTATACGAAGCAATATAAGCGCGGCAAGTATCTTCTACTGCCTTGCGGTTTTCATAATTATCTTCACCAGCTTTAGTCATATCGTGTTTATAGCCAGTGACAATTTCACGACCTATAGGGGTAGCGCCAAAGAAGACGCCAGCCCCCACCGCTAATGTCGCAACAACTGAAATTAAAACAATCCAGCCTTTTTTCATATTAGTATTCTCCCAAGATTGTATCTTGAACAACAAATGGGGTGTCACTATAGATATAGGTGCCATTCCATTCGATATATTGCCATTGTGGTGTGAAGAAGAAGATACCGCCATCATTTTCGCCATATGAGCCATCAATGTCTGGCATTGGTAATTCATAAAGCCCACTGTAATTAGAGTATCTTCCATAGTAATAGTCGCCTTGTAAGTAACTATTAAGGGAAGTCACTTTACCATCAACGTTGAATTGAGCAACAACTTGACCCATATCACTAAACAGCACGCAGTAGCCCATAGGCACTTCCGCTGGTCTAGCAACTGCTCTAGCTTTTTCTTTTTCGCCGTTTACCCAATACGCTCTACGAATGAGATTGTATCTTTCGAGAGAGTATTCGATGTCGGCTGGTGTTGGCTGATTATGTGCAAGAACGTTGCCAGCCTCAACTGTTTTAGAAACGTCTTTGCCAGTCTCTGTTTCTTGGAGAGAGCAGCCACAAAGGGCTAATGTCGCAATTGATAATAATAGTAAAAGTTTATTTTTGTTCATTGACTATTTCCTCCTTTTCAAAATCAAACTTTACCGAAAAATAATCATTTAATTTAAGTTCTAACGTCCGCATTTCGCGATGATCAACGCCATCTACAAACTTGTTTAATAAGTCGCACAGCAATGAAAGCATAAGACCAGCGCCGTTTTCTCCGAGCATTGTGTCTAAACGCTTTTGCATTTGCTTGACTAATTTATTTTGTTTTCTTGTTCTTTTCACGTGACCTTTCATATTTTCTCCTTTTTTAATTTATATTACCCACAACGCAACTATGACAAAGACACGCCAAACTGAACCGAATAGTCTATAACTCATAAGCCGCTCATTGAGCGGAATTAGGCAGCTAAATGCCATACACATTGTCGCAATAATTCTAATTGCTATCATATGGCTCCTCCTTGATGTCATTGTCTAAATCAGAGAAAACCACTTCAGTTTCATTGACGTGGTATAGGTAGCATTTGTTGAATGGATCGTATAGCTTTTTAAGCAGCGTATATGATATTCCATCGATAATAACTTTTTTATCCACGAACGTTTCTTTCAGCACCAAATACTCGTCTTTTTTTAAGCTAGCTACACCGTTGCTCTTTTTAACTAGTTCGTTATATTCTTTGACGTTTTTGGTATTTTTAAGCCATACGATGTTCAAACCTTTGCTTTTGACAATAGCGATGGTCTTTTCTTGCTTAATCATTTTTTCTTTCAAATAGCTGTAATCGCCGTATTTAAACATCATAATGTCGTAATCTTCTTTCAGCTGTTCATAATCGTCATAATCTTGCTGAATTTCATTAACAAGTTTTTGAAACTTGTCTCCGTCAACTAAAACATGTTCTTTGTTGTAAATGAGGTCTAGCAGCTCTTTGATTTTGTTTCGTTCAGCCATTTTTACACCTCCTAATTTGGTTTTTCACAAGCACCAAACATTTCGCTTTCGCTACCTTCCATTTTTTCCATAAAGGATCTAACATCGTCTCTTAAACTTGTTAGCAGCGAGACATTAAAGACCAACGATGTTGTCAAAGACATTTCGAGCCTTTGAATAAACTCTTTGATAAATGGATTTTCTTTTTGGACGCGACGGCTGATAGTTGATAAAGTTTCAACAATAATACTGACGACTATGCTAACAGCAACAGTTTCGTCGGAGGCAGCCATTTTTTCGGCTACCTCTCCAAACTTGTGCAATAAAGCTCTTTCAAAATCTTCCGCTGGCATATTAATTCCTCACATAGTCGAGTATATCGACTTCTTCTAAAGCTCTCATTTTGACAGCTTCTTCGTCCTTTAACTCTGGACATTTTTCTTGTATTTTTCTTCTACAACGAGTGATGGTTTCCAAACTAGGAATACCCAGTGTTGTGTGATGTATGCAGACTTCCGCAAACGTTAATCTATCAATACTTGCGAAGTTTCTTAAAACCTCCGCATATAGAATGAAATTGTCTCCCCTTGCTTTAGGGTTGTTGATCAAAGCCTCTTTAACTAAAGGCTCAATATTCTTCGCTTTTGCCATATAATGAATCGTCCTCCTCTAAATCTTTGGCTAATCTGTCGAATGTCGCGCCGTGTTCTTTCGCTTGTGCCTCTAACACAGCGATAGGGACATTACAGTTTTTTAAAACTTTTGATTTAAGCAATAAGTCCTTGAACTCTTTAAGTGTTTTAATATCGTGCATTTTGCAGTATTCAACTATCGCTCTATTCGTGATGGTCAAATCTTCCGCTGTTATATGAAACTCGTTAAGACAATGCTCTTCTATCGAATGGATTAAGAACAGCTCCCAAGTTTCTCCGATAATGCCGTTTTTGTATAGCGCTTTATTCAATGATGTAAACATCGGTGTTATTTTGCTTTTTTTGAAAGTTTTTTCGTCGAGATTTATGACTATTTTTTTAACAAATCCACCTACACTTCTAATCTCTGAAGTTCGGTTTATCGCAACTAAAACAGCTTCAGAAACCTTTTCGATGTCTAGAGACCTTTTTTCACACGACTCTCTAACATAATCCATCAATTCTTTGGTAATAGAGTCATTGTGTGTTATATCTCTTATCTTTGAGGAAAGACTTTCTTGTGAGTTTGAATGAATGTAATCCATTTTGTTTTCTCCTTTGAGTTATTTTTTAAGAGTTATCAGAGATTTTTTTATCAGAGTTTTCCGCTTTTATTTTTCTGATAATGAGATTTCCGCTTTTAGTGATTTCGAAGAACACAACTTCGCCAGCTTCGCACCACTCTCTTGGTAGGGCTACTCTATTGTGACTATCTATTTTTTTAGTGTTTCTAACAATGCCAGCCATTTATTCTTCCTCCGTATCTTCGATAGAGTTTGTGACGTCGGTTTTAGCGTCGTCTTTTTCTTCGCTATTATCGTTGTCGATATAGTCATATTTTCCGTTTTCTTTTACTACGGCTTGATCGGCTTCTACAGCCGTCATAAGTTCAGTTGACATAATGCCCCATTTGGAAATAAGTTGTTTAATAACTGTTTTCATAGACATTTCGTCAAACATTTCGACCCACTTACCAGTGCCTTTGCTTTTGTATTCAACTGAATAACGTTTAGCGTGAGCTTCGCACATTTCTTTTGTCCAGTAGATTTCTTTTACAAAGCCATTGGTTAATTCGAAGTAAGCGTGATAGCCAATTACTGGCTTATCAGAACATTCTTCTTTGTATTCGATAACTGGCTCTCCAAACTTATTTCTTCCTATATATTCGCCTTCGTGAACAACGTTGACGCCGAGTGTTTTATAAGCCCTTGTTCTAATAGCTAATTGGACTAAACCTTTCCAACCGATTTGGAATGTTGCTGAACCGCCGTAAGGAATGATGTAGCAAAATCCTAATGTTGGTGCTAATGGAAGGTTTAATGATTGTGCTAATAAACCAGCGCTGATAATTGTTTTAGCGTCACATTCTTGCAACTTTGAGTTGTTGCCAACAAGTGTGCTAACTTCGGCTACAAATCGTTTTGCGACGTTTGGGTCGCCTAATGTATTGTTGATAAGGTCTTTATATTTGTCGCTTCTAATTGCGACTGAAAACTTAACTTTTTTTTCTTCTGCCATAAATTATTTGTCCTCCTTAATTTCTGTGACAGTGCAGCCTTTTTCGACCGCTAATTGTTTGATTTCAGCGATAACACTATCGTCTTTGTATCTAATCTTTATCAAGATTTCCTTAAAATCATTTGTTGGAATAACGTTCTCGTTATCAGCTTCATAATTTTCCTTGATTACTTTTAGCTTATAGTCTGCCTCGCCGAGCATTCTCTCCAATTCAATGAATTGCCAAGAAAATAACTTGATCAGCGATAGTCTCACGCTTTTAATTTTTTCTTGTTTTTTTCTAATAGCCGTTCTACCTTTACGAAGAGCTTTCAAATCTTCATTACTACAGACCTCTTTGACAGAGTTTTCGTCGATAAAGTTTTGGCAAGCAAGCCTAACTTCGTCAAAGTTTAGAAGCGAGTATTCTTTTGTTTCTTCATTAAGAATGGGTTTTAATGAAAATTCCATAAGTCCTCCTAAAAATCGATTTTAATATCGGGAATAATTCCCTTTTTGACGTTGTTTTCCCAAAATCTTGTTGCCATCTTTTCAAGATTTACGATATGTCTAGAGCGTTCAGACCTCTCGATCGTGTAATATCTGATTTCACTATTTAAGAGTTTTTTACCACTTGGGTCGAAATAGTCGTAGAAATTAAGCTTTGCCATCACTCTGACAAACTCCATATCGTTCATACAAACTAAATACCAAATAACTTGTTCGTAATAATCTTGTGGAATGTGTCCATTCCATTCTTCTTCGTCTTCACGATTTCTAATTTCGTGGGTTTTGATTTCGAGAATACCTTTTCTGCCAGTTTCTTTTTCAATGAGGGTGGAGTCAATGGTCGCTGTTATGTATGGCTTATCAATTCTCCTATACATCTCAAAGTTCTTTGGGGTTAATACCTTGTATTGTGGGAAGTCGAGAGCAAACATTTTTCTTAATAAAGGCTCGCAAGCAATTCCATAAAGCATTGAGGTATTAGTTGAGTCAACCTTGAACTTTTTTGGACACATAATTTGTGTGAATAATTCGAGAATATTTTTGCGCTTACTGTGACCAGTAATTGCAGAGGCTGACGTTCCGCCCAAACCTCTAGCTTCAATCCATTCTTGTTTGGTTTTAAACTTCTCTTTCTTGTAGTTTTTCTTCACAATGACTTCCTCCTTTCACAAGTTTTAGTTCTTTTTCTCTACTAGTTCCGTAGATTGCTAGAACGCTGTCGCTTTTCACGTATTTGGTTCCGTAAGGAACAAAACCATTGAAACACTTTTGGGCTTTCTTTTTAATTGCTAGGGCTGTTGTTTTGGACTTAACATTTGTGTATAACATTATGTCCTTATAATCCCAAACTGGTTTTAGAAGCAAATCTTCAGTTGCACCTTGCACCATTACTCGCAAGAGAAAAGCGCTCTGAACAATTCTTTGCTGTCAAAATAACCGAGCATAATTTTGATTTCTGCTGCGCTGAAGTTGCCGTCATTTTTAATCTTTTTATATAAGGTTTCGCGTCTAATATGTAAGATTTCAGCAAGTTTGTCCCTAGTCATACCTTTTCTAGCTAACATAGCATTGAACTCGTTTTTATCGAACATCTTTTATCTCCTTTCCGTTGTCTAATGCAACACCTACATTATAACCGATATTTTGATTAAAGCAACAAAAAGTGTAAAAAAATTAAATAAGTTGTTGCAAAGATAAACACAATGGGTATATTATGTTAGTGCAAAGGAGGAGAAATGGAACTACCAAAAATCAGTGCCGAGATAAGAAACCGAAGAGTAGAACTTGGCTTGTCCCTAGAATATGTTGCGAAAAAACTAGGTGTCAATCGTTCTACTGTGCTACGTTGGGAACAAGGAAAAATCAATGGTCTCAACCGCTCGCACATATATCTTCTTTCTAAAATCCTTTATATTCCAATAGAGGTTTTGTTCGGTCTGGAGGGCAAGGAAATGGAAAACAGCGAAATTGTTAAAGCTAGACTTGACCTTATCGAGCAGACAAACAAGATTGATAACTTGGAAGATTTAAAGAAACTGGAAAGGTATATAAAATTTGTCGTTCTTGGCAAATAAGAAAAAAGTGGCTGTTGCGTAGCCACTTAAAGCGATTACATCTCAACTCACAAGATTATATCGCTTTATTATTGTAATAAAAAAGGAGGTAAAATACAACTATGAAAATGAGCGCAGACAGATTTGAAAGATTCAAGAAGTTCTACGATATGACCATAGAAGGTGCAAATGATAAGGACGTCGATTTTATTCTTATGGCGATCGGCAACGCAGCCGCAGCCAAAAAGATGGAATTAGACGGCGCAAAAAAAGAAGAAATCAATTATGATAACCCACGTTTGAATAAAGACGTGGCTAACACAATTAGAACTTTCTTTGAAGAGTTTTTGAAATATGCAACAAATGACGAAGCCATCTACTTGATAGAAGGCTTAAAAGCCATTAGAGAAGAATATCGTAAACACCCAATAAAAGTGGCTAAATTTGTCGTTAACAAAAAGAAAGAGATGGCTGAAAATGGCAAAAAGGACTAGTGGTTTTGTAAAAGAAAGCAATGGTTTGTGGTCTATCAATACAACCGTAAAGGTTAATGGTGAGTATAGACACTTCAAAAAGAGGGGCTATGCTTCTTTGTCTGAAGCAAAATCAGATTTTGAAAGAGCTAAAGCCGAGTTTATACGCAACAACTCGGACAAAAGCGAAGTGATGTTTTACGAAGAGCTAGTTAAAGATTACGACCGAACACGCTCTTTAACGGTTGCGGTGGGAACCGAATATATGACACGTTCTATTTTGAAGGTCTATTTTGAGCCGTATTTTAAAGGAAAACTAATCAAAGATTTCTTAAACCGCGACATTATAAAAGAGTGGCACGAAGAAATTATTGAAAACTCAAAAATAAGCACGAAGAGAAAGAACAAAATTATAGGCACTATGAAAGACTTATTAAAGCACGCCTATAACAACGAATACATAGACCCAAAAACTTATCAGTCTTGTGATGTCCGTTTAATAAGATTAAAAGTTAGGGGAAATGAAAAAAGAGAAAGAATAGCTTGGACTCTTGAAGAACTTAATTCATTTTTAGAAGTAATCCCAAAAGACTCAAAGGACTACATTATGTTCAAGTTGTTCTTCACTTGCTCTCCTCGTATTAGCGAGTTTATGGCTCTTATGCCACGTTGCTATGATCCAGTGAAAAAACGTATCTCCATTAAACAACAAATCCTTTATTCTTACGATAATAAAAACAAACAAGTGCTTACAGACAGATTAAAAACAGCTGGAAGCTATAGAACTATATCTTTAAGCAAAGATGTTGCGGCTTTGTTGGAAAAATATATTGCTGACTTTCATATCAAGGACGACGAGTTCTTGTTTTGGGGCAAAGACAGACACACAGCTTTTGCCAAAACAACCTTTAAAAGACGTTTAGACAAGTATTGTGACTTGGCTGGTGTAAGGAGAATAAATCCACACGGCGCACGTCACACGATGGCTGTTTTATTGAGCGCTGTCGCTTTGACTGGCGAAGATATTGAAGCGGCTGCTAGACGTTTAGGTCATACACCCGAAATGTTTATGAACACATACGCCAACCACGACAATGATAAGAGAGAAAGCGCCTTGTTAGACAAAATAAACTGGGCATAAAAAATCGTTAAAAAATTGTAATAGCGTGAACTCTATTGAAATATTATGGATTTCACGCTTTTCTTTAACTATGTTAATGGACTTTATTGAAATATAGTGAAACGAACTGTCTAACACCCTCTTCCTCCGCCATAGAATATTACCTAGATTTATCTAGGTTTTTTATTTAAAAACGCTTTTTGGGCATAGAATGGGCATAATTTGGGCATATAAACAAAAAACACACCGCGCGGTTTAGCACCGAGTCAATGTGTGTTCGTGGCAGTGTCCATCTTCTGAGTTAGCTAGCACAGTGTTGGGATAAACCTCAACACCCCCAGAGTGGTATCTGCCAATCTGAAAATAATTATACTTGTTTCGTCTTCTTTTGTCTACTTTTAATTTTATTAAACAGAGCTTTAATTCCTATTGCCGTGAACGTTACTAACAATATGAACGGACTGCCAACTGGAGAAGCCCACCAAATCCAAACTGCGCTTCCAATTCCGAGAAACCACTTTGCTGCGTCGGTTGTCCAGCCACTGCAAAGAGCTAACACATACCAAACCCAAACGCTAGAACTCCACAATAGAAAACTGACGATAACGCAGATTGCCGTTCTCCAATCTCTAATGTTGTAAAAGAGCCAAACAAAAGGAAAAGCGATCAGATACCACACCCAACCCCAAAACCTTTTCCATTTAGTAGGTTTTAGTCCGATGTGCGTTTTCCACACCAATTGTTTTTCCTTATACTTTTGTTCTAATTCTTTAATTGTCATAAGTATTGTTTTAAGTCTTTAGAGGAAGCACCTTTGCTAATTAAAAATCCTTTTAATTGTGAAGCAGATGTTCCGCTCACTGAATAGCCAGCTAGGAACATTAGAAGCGTTTTTTCTGCTCTTGTATATCCTCTTAAACGATTGATGTATTGTAAAACAAGTTCTTTTCTTGTTTTTTTAGCCGTTTCGCCGATTTGAGCGATTTTTTGTAAAGAAAGGATATATTTAGCGAGACCGATATTTCCGTTCGTTAGAGCGAGGATTTGAGCAATCTTACCTTCGACTTGACCTCCAGTAACTTTTGCTTTAGCAACTGCGTAGTAAGCGTCATAAATCTTTTTGATCGCCTTTGCCTTTTCTTCTGATGTGGCTGAACTATATTCAGTAATTTTCAATAAGTTAGATACATCTTTAGTTGAGCGAGAATAGATTTGATTAAATTGTTGGATTTGGGCGCTAGTAAGTTTAACAACATCTCCGCTTTCGCTTGTGTATTGCGATAACGCTGTTTTTGGTAAAGCGCTATAGCCGCTGATATACAACCTTGCTAATTCTTTGTTAATTTCGTCAGTTGTAGAACCAGTTTTATATTTGTTTAGTATTAAACCAACCATTGACGCTGTTTTGGTCTCGTTTCCTTTGGCGGCATATGTTTGCATTGTTTTCGTTGCGCTTTGAATAGAGGTGCCATACAAAACACTTCTCATTTCGTAAGCGATGGCTGGATCAAATGTCTTTAATGCGCCGTAAATGTATGAATACACAGTTTCAACTGGGACACCAGTTAAATCCCCTACCAAAATTGCGATTTGTCTAATGGCTGTCTTCCAGTTGTTATTATTGATACCACTAACAATCTCCGAAATCTTATTGATAATTTCGACTGGAGGAACGGTGACGTCGTAGCCTTGGAGGACGCTAGTCACTTGATTTACAAGTGGAACCCAGTTAACCCCTAAAGCCATAACAAAGTTAAGACCTTCCTCGGCGACATCGATTTCGTCCCAGTCTTTTTTACCTTTGATACGTTTCATAAGTGCGTTGACTAAAGCAACCAAAATGCCTTGGGCAACTAAACCAGCAGCCATATTTGGAATAATTGCTTTGCCGCCAGCGATTTTAAATGATTCATAATCTGACTTGCGGTTTTGTAAATCCACAACATCTGCTTTTGCTTCTATATATTCGTTTCTTGCATTAACATCGTCTTGATTTGCGTTATAAGCAGTTTCGGCTTTGTTAAGTCTTTGCTCTGCTCTGGCAAGTTCGGTTTCCAAAACTTTTATATCAACTTTTTTGTTGCGTTGCCATAATCCAAACTTATGAATTTGTGAGCCTAAAGCAGCTCTGTTGGCACCTTGTAAGAAACCAAATAAATAACGAACCAAGCTGTCGCTGCTGTTAGCTACCGCGTTTCTGCTTAAAGCCCCATTACCAATTTGAGACAATTCATATTCTGACCAGTGTTGTTTAACAAAGTCGATGTTTTTTTGCGTTCCAATTTTTGCGTCAAATTGATCTTGACCAATAACCATCAATGAATAAACACCAGTTGATACGGTAAATAAGTCAAATTTAGAAATGCCCCACATACCGACTTTAGCAATCTTCTCTGTAAACTTGCCAGCACTATCGGCGTTTGCTTTCAAAACACCCTTGTTTGCTTCACGGTATTTTAATCCGCCAAGCTCGTCGACAAGTGTTTTATATTCGCCTCTTGCTTCGCTAGACCACTTAGCCACAAGAGCTTTGGCTGTCTTGCTGATTGGAATGTTAGAAGTAAATGCAGAAGCAAATTGCTTAGCCATTGAACCAATATTCAAAGAAAGTTTTGCAACAGAGAAAGCCGACACCATTTGGTCTAATAGACTGTATTTTCTTTGATTGACGTCTAACAAGCTAGCCATTGTTTCTTTTAAAAACTGAATGTCTTTTCCAGAGCCTTCTCTCTTACTTAAAACGTCCATAACAGAGTTATTACCATCAACTTTAGCGTTTAAAATTGCAAGTGTTTCTTCGTAAACTGGTTTTGTGTATATTTCTCTGCTCAATTTATCAATGTAAGCGTTGAAAGTTCCTAACGCACCAGTTATTAACACCGCATTGTGACCACCGTTTGTTCTCTTAATAGCGTGTGAAAACACTGCGTCTGGATTGGACACTGCTTTTGTAATGTTATTAAGTTTTTGATAAGAACGTTTTAAACTCCAATAAGAATTATTGCCAATAGCACCGATTTCGTTTCTCATTTGGTATGAACCATATTTCTTTTCAAACCAATCAATATACTCGGCTTTAACCGTTCCGTTCATAGCGGTTAATAACCAGTCGGCAAACTTTCGATATTCTTCTGGCAAGTAATTTTCAACTTCGAACTTAAGAACATCTGCGCCGCCTTTTTGCGCTAATTCAATTACTCTGTCGTGTGTTTCGTCGTAGAAGCTAGCGCCGTCTTCGTTGATAGCGTCAAAATTGGCTTTTACGTGTGTAGAAATATACAAGCCCATAGCTTGATCAACGGTTAAATTGTGACCTCTGAAAAATATTTTTTTAGTATCAAATGTCTTTTTTATGCCTAATTTTTTTAGTTCGATGTTGATTTTGTCTGCATAAGCACCTTTGTAAAGCGTTCTTTTGTTTATTGCGTTTTGCATATCATAAACAAGTTTTTTAGACGCTGAACTATTGCCTCCGAGGATTTGCTCTAAAACAACATACGCTGGGGCAAAACCGCGTTTATACATTCTCCAAAATCTAGAAAGGACGTTTGCAGATTGACCATATCTGTTACGCTCAATAGACTTGATTGTTGACAAACTGGCTGGGATTGTTTCCGTAACATAGCGTGTTTCAACCTTTTTCATTGTTTCTTTAATAAGGTTGATGGTATCAAGGCAGTCTTGCATTAAAACTGCGCCAGATAATGTGCCGCCTTTAGTTTGTTCTCTTAATCTAACAAGCCTTTCTCTAATTTCTTCGCTGAAAGGCAAATCTGGGAAGTCTGCTTCCCATTTTTGTTGTTCATAAATATCTAAAACCTTATCAAGACTTTCAACAAAGTCTGTTGTATTAAATCTAATACCTCTACGATGTAGTCTTTCAAATGGGTCTAACAGCACATTAAAGCCGCTCTTGCTGACTTCTCTCTTGGTGATTTCAGCAAAACGACCAACGCTTTTTCTCAAACTGTCTCTTCTTCTCACCAAAACCGCAAGTCTATCGCCAGTTTTTCTTAATGACGAAATCTGACTCTTGAGGGCTTTTCTAACTTCTTTAAATATTCTCTTTAAAGCGTGAACTTTGGCTTCTTTTCCGTTTTTGATTAGTTCTTCTAAGTTTGCTCTTACAATGCTAGTCACATCAACATTTTTCATTAAGTCTTCGCCAAGTAAGGTTGACAAATCTTCAGTAACAAGCACCTTACCGTTTTGTGACTCAATCTTGACGTTGCTGAAAATATTTTCTAATTCGCTAGCAACTTCTTGCGGTGCGACATTCTTCTTGTTGAGAAGTTCAAACACTCTTTGGCTAACTTTAGCAAAGCCATCGCTGTTATATTTGACTTTTGCACTGGTGTCAAACAATTTATACATCTTTAAAATCTCTGTAGAGATGTTTTTAACAGTGTTTTCAACTTCTACCTTTGTATAAGTTCTAACGTTGTTAAGTTCGGCTTCATTCTTGACGTCTTGAGCGGTTCTTCTTGGCGCTTCATCAATAATGTCGCTTTTGACAATTTCGACTTTTTTAGAAGACAAAATTTCAACGTCAACGTCAACGATCTTATTGGCTGTTGTTTTGGACTTTTTGACCTTGGTATCAACCTTGATTTCCTTGCCGTCTTTGGTCTCGGCGGTAGGCTTTGTCTCTGCTTTTTGAGATTTTTTCTCATTTTTAGCCACTTTGCTTTCTTTTTTGACCGTTTTCTTCTTGGTGTCTTCCACTTTTTTCTTTGGCAAAACATCTTCTCTGTTTTTGCTAACGTTAGTGTAAGAATCAATTTCTCTTTGAAGTGCTTTATAAGAAAGCTCTTTTTCTGTTACTTCAGCAGTGTTTTCGTTTACGATACTAGCTTTGTAAAAGCCAGTTTCTTTATTTCTTTTAATTTCGTATTTTAAAACATCGTTGCCGTCTCTGACAAAGATAGAAGCACCATCGTGAATATGATACTTTTTCTTAATTGGTGTTTCGTCAGCCTTTTTCATTTCAGTTTCTGTTGGGGCGCTTTGAACCTCAATAGATGTTGGTTTGTTAATCGGCGCAGTTTTCTTTGCTTTTTCATATTCAACCTTTTTGGCTTTAATATCGTCTAAATAGGCTTGAATATTCTTGGTTGTGTCAAACTTAACCAACTTGCCATTAATCTCCGCTTCTGTGATTGTTCTGCCGACGTATACATCTTTGCCTTTTTTATCGGATTGTTTTTGATCTAAAACAACGTCGTCTGGATAAACGACTTCATAACCTTTTGCAACTTTTCTGACTTCTAAACGCTTTTTGTTGTCCCCAACTGTATATTTGCCAGTAATAAGTTCTTTGGCATAGCTTTCAGCCATTTCTTCTTTGCTGCTAGCAACAGCGTCTATGACTTCTTTATATTTATCGTAGAACTCTCGTTCTTCTTTGGTTAGCTTTTCATTATTCTTTTTCTTTTCGGCAAGAGCATAAATCTTTTTAGCCTTGGCGTTTTTGCTGGTTGCCTTTAAAAATTGATTGATTGCTTTTGTGTATTCATTAAAAATAGGGTCGTTGATTTTGTAATTCTTAACGCCGCTAAATACATCAATAATATGGTCAAACAATGTTTTATTACCGACCAGACTGTTTAAGCTCGTAAGTTGATCAAAAAGACCTTTGCCTTGGTTTTCTTGCTCAAAGGTATTGCCGAGATAGCGAGCGATAATTTCTTCTGTTTGATATTTTTTATATTTAGGTTCGTTTTGAACCTCTTTAATCATTCTTGAATTAGATTTATTTTCGTTGATTTGTTCAAAAATCTTGGCTTGGGCTTTTGGAGAAAGCGCTTTAGCCATAGCGTGACCGAGATATTCGTGGACAAGATGTTTACCACCCTCTGTTTTTAACGTAGCCTTGTTTAAATAAACCGTATTGCTTTTAGAAGAATAATGAGAATCTTTGGCTGTGTATTCAAGCTTTACGTTTGTGCCAGTAATTCTTTGCAATTCTTCAAAACTCTTTCGAGCCGTAATCATTCTAGCGCCAAGTAAACTGTCGTCTCCGTCAGTGCTGTTAACTTCTTTTGTAACGTCTTTAATAAACTTTCTAACGTTTGTGTCTTTACTTTCTTGGACGTCTTTTTCAAGCGCTTCTTTGAGAGCAGCTGGATTGCCTAAAAGTTTTGCAACTTCATTAAGCTTTGATTGGCTTAATTTGCCAAGTTTTTCAGAACGATCAGTAAAATCGTTTCTCCATTTTTCCCATTCTTCAACCGCCGCTTTGTATTCTCTGGAGTTTATTTTGCCATTTTCTTCAAGCTCAACTGCCTTTTGAGCGGCTTCTGTCATATTAGCGTATGACTTGATTGTTAAGTATCCTTCTGAGCCTACGTTCTTATAAAGTTTTGTTTCGCTAATTCCACCAGTGATTCCACCAGTAAAAGCACCAGCGGCAAATTGACCTAGAACTGATTGATTGAAATCTCCTCCAGCTCCAACCCAATATTCCATACTGGCATAAATAAATTTGCCGTTGCTGTCTTTAAAAGCGTCCGTTCCTTTATAAATAGACTTTGCAACTGGTTCGAGCAAAGCGGAAAAAACTTCTTCAGTGCCTTCTTCAAACGCTGTTTTGATAATGTTTTTAGTGAGTTCTTTGGAAGCGGTTTTAGAGAGAGTTTTGGAAGTGTTGCCACCAAAAACGCCTAAAATCTTGTTTGTGCCTAAACCCATTCCTTTTAAAACTTTGCCTACTACAACTTCTGAAGCAACTTCTATAGCGCCACTAACAGCACCATAACCAAGTGCTTGTCCAGCACTGGCTCCTTCGTTTAATGCTTCTTGTGAGCCTTGACCAGCTGCGCTTAAGCCTAAAGACGCCAATGAACCGATTTTTGCCGCTGCTTGAGCAGCTGTTGTTCCAGCGGCAGCACCACTTGCGCCCGCTGCTGCTCCACCAGTCATAATTGATGGCAGCATAAAACCAATAGAATGCGCTGCACCTCCCAAAAATTCGCCAAAACCGCCCATATCTTGCAACGCCTCGTCATTAGCTTTGTAATGCTTGTTTGAAATTTCCCTTGCGTCTCCTAAATCGTTTTTAGCAAAGAAAGCGGCTTGACCTAAATCAAGAAGACCTTTTCCAATGTCTTTCCACTCTTCTGTGTCCCAGTCCCAGTTTCTGATTCTGTTATACCAAGAACCAAGACCAAAAGCTGTTTTAGACCATTCGGCTGCAGTGGCACCGATGTCTTGTTTCGCCCAGTCTGTAAAAGGTTGACTATTATACCAACCAGTAGCGTCGCCAAGAGCGCCTATGGCTGTGGCTCCTAAATCCAAAATACCTTCCCAGCCGTTGACAAACCCAGCTCCAAATTTGGCTGCTATCTCGTCAACAAAGCCAAGAACGTTGTTCATAAAACCATCAAACCAATTTTCACCAGATGTTTTGCTTTGTTGTGGTTGTGGCTGTGCTTGTGGCTGAACGCCATTAAAAGAAGTGTCTAGAGCTGCTAGACCACTTATACCATCTGACAAAGATGGGTTAAGCATACTGCCACCTTGTCCGATTAGCTGTTTTCTACTATTAAGTAAAGCGCGTAAATAATCGGCTTTAGAGTATTCGTTTACTGGCATTATTTTTGCTCACTTGTAATTCTGTAGTATTTACCGTTGTATTTTATGTATTGCTTTCCACTGTCTTTCATAACAAACTTTTGCACTTTTCCAAAAGGTGTTTCAACATAGCCGTCAGACTTCATTTTCAAAGCCTCACTAGAATTTGGATTCAATAAAGTCGCTTTTGTTGGGTCAAACAAATCCTCGCCTTTTAGATTTTCTTCTACAAAACCATTATCGCTGAGCCAGCTTTGGATTTGACTTAATGAATAGCTGTTTTCGTTTTTGTTATATTGCTCTGTTTTATTATTGTGAGAAACATAGAAAATAGTTCCGTTGTTCTTTTTTGAATAAAGCTCATATTGATTTTCAGAACTTGCATTGTGGTAGTTTTCACTTGTGGTTTGTTTCCAACCGCCGTTGCTATAAATCAAATAAGTAAATTTAGCACTTGGATCGTTGCTTTGTTTCATTAACAAAACAGTTCCTTCTTTTGCTGGAATGGTGTTAGGGAAGTTATATAAGAAACCGATTTCGTCATTAAATTTGCCTTTGTTTCCGTCTTGGTCTGTGATTGTATTTCTTGCTTCTTGAATGTTGTAGCTAGCACCAGAAACCGATTGATTAGAGTAGCCTTTGAGCGCTTCTTGGTAAGCATATTCAAGACCAGTCTTTGAAATATCACTCAATTTTGCATTATCGTTCCAAACGTTATTGTCGACATCATAACCAGCCATAGACATAGCTTTTCTTAAACTTTCTTCGTCGCTTGCGCCCATCAACATTTCAGAATACATTTTATAGTTTTCGTCTTGTTGTGCGACTTGTGCGTTGTGTTGGTCTTGGTTGATGTTAAAAAGGTCGTTTTGATAATCATTATTAGCTTGTTGATATGCTTGAAGATATTGACCTTCGATTCCCATTTTCGCTGTTTGCCCATAACCAGAGGAATCAAAGCCAGCTGCCGCCATTTGAGCGTTTGTGTTTTTCAAAGCACGTTGTCTGGCATTGTCCAATTGAATTTGGTTGTCTAATAATGCTTTATATCTTTGGTCTTTCAAAGCTTGGTAATAATCAAAATCTTGATCCATAATATACCTCCGTTGCGTTATACAACTTTAAAATACACTATATGTTGCAAAAATAAAAGAGGATAATTTATATCCTCTCTTACTTTTTTACTTCATAGCAAGCCAATAGCGATAGGCTTTACCGTCTTTTGAATCTTTATCTTGAAGGAACTTTTTAGACATTTTTGCATACACGTCCACGTCATTTTGAACACTTCCATAATAATCGGAGTAAATCATATTCATAACGTAGCACCAGTCGTATTCATTGAAACTTTTAAATTCAATTTCGTTGCTTTTTGCAACTGCTGTAGTTTGTTCCAACGTCCAGTGACCTCCAGACGTTCCGTCTTCGTTAACCATTTTAGACAGCGCTTTTTCAAGCAACCAAGAGTTGAAATGGTAGCCAAACACAGTGATGTAAAGCTCTTCTTCCAACTCTTCATACATCTCGAAGTCTCTGTGTTTTAATTCGCAAAAAGACTTATCAATGAATCTTTTTAGTTGCTCTTCGTTTGCGCTTTTTAGTATTTCTTTGTGCATTAAGCACCAGCTGCTGTGGTTGGTCTAAAAAATGGATTGGCGCCAGCGTCATAAGATGTTGTGCTTGGGTATCTTACTACGCCATACACGGCTTGTTGAAGTTCAAGTTGGTTGACCTTTGCTTGTAATGCTTCAATCTTATTGGCTGCCAAAGCGTCTAAAACTTTTTGCACTTGAATTGTTGTGTTGTAATTTGTAGCGTCAATGCTTCTCAAAATATTGCAGCAACATTCTTGTTGGTGAGCGCGTGTTTCGGCAACATTCATAGCAAGATCGTGAACGTCGTTTGTTAAACTAGAGCCAACTCTTTCGACCGCTGCGATTGTGCTTGCTGTGTCGCTAGAAATAGCACTTAAAATGTCTCTGTTTTCGGATTGAAGTTCAGAGAAGTTAAAGCCATTATTAACGTCTTCTGCTGTTGCGGTTCTATAACCTAAATTGTTTCCACCGAAGAAACCGTTACCGCCCCACATTAAAGCGAGAATAGCAAACAACCATAAACCACTACCACCAAAGCCTAAACCATCGCCATAGCCACGATTGATGTCCATTACTGGAGTAATTCCGTTTTCCATTAGCAATCTCCTTTCTTTTAATTTATAAACAACGCTAATGCGTTATTTGGTTGATAAATGCTTGTGGATCAATGCCTCTTTGCCTACACATAGAAAAGAAAATCTGTTGAGGATTGCCGCCTTGTTTTAGAGCGTTAGCTATTGGCTGCAGTTGAGGATTGCCTTGAGCCATTTGTTGAAAAACATACATTGGGTTATTTGAATTTTTTAGCATTTGGTAAGCGTTCCTAATATTAGCCATATTATTGACATTCATAGGATTGTTAGGATTAAGCATATTAAATGGATTGCTCATAAACTATTCCTTCTTTTCTTTGAGTAGCTTTTCAATGTCAGTCATTCTTTTTTTCAATTCTTCTATCTCTGGGTTTTCTGGTTCTTTCTTAATTTCACTTTCTTTGACTTCTGTTAGTTTAAAGTAACGAATAGTGCTTTGACCTATGCCGTTAGACTGTTTCATATAACACATAGGAGCGTCGCTGTCCATCAAGAGAACCGTTTGATTTGGTTGCACTGTAAAAGACTTTGCGCCCTCAATACCATTAACGAAGTAATAAACATTAGTGTTATAAGGATAATTAAAGTTGTTCATTTTATATCTCCTTTTAGCAAATAAGTGCCAGCCCACTTGCTGCCCAAAAACAATATAAAATAAAAAAGTCGCCGTTAAGCGACTGCATATGTGCAATATTTATTATTTCAATAGCTTGTCTATTGCTTCGTCCAGTTTATAAATTAACATTCTTTGAGAATAATTAAACTTAAACGCTAAATACGAGATTTTTTCTCCTCGCATATAGTTATATATCAAACATATCTGAAAGTGGTTTAGCCCTTTCTTGCTACAAATTATTTTTATGTGATGTTCAGACAGATCGCCATCGAAAAAAGCGTATAAAAGTGAAAACTTGTCTGGTCTAGCTACTTTATTCAAAAGCCAAAGACTTCTGTATTTGTAAGAGATATGTAGAATGATGGCTAGGGAAAAACCCATAGCAATAGCAATTATAATGACCGCGTAAAAGAAAGGGACAGCAAGTGATAGGACACCGAAGACGATTAAGCTGGCACTTATACAAAGAGATTCCTTCTTGAAATGCAAAGAATAGTGAAAGCCAAGTATGTATCTAGAAATGGCAAAACTAACATACATTACCAAGAACTCGAACACCTTTCCTAGCAAAAATGGTAAAACCATAACTAGAAGGAATGTTCCTATTTGGATTAGATACATTCTGGCATAAAGCCTACGTATCTTATTCCTTTGCGTCTTCGTCAGTTTCTTCTCCGAACTCGATTTCGGCAACTGCGTCGTCGATGTTTGGGAAAATCCACCAAGATGTTGGTAAGTCGTCCATTGATTACTGTCTCCTTTCCCCCTATTTATAAAAAGCAGTATTGTGAACAATACCACTGATAGGGCAATATCATATTCAATAGCGTATATAAAAGTGGCTGATAGATTCATTATGTGATTGGTAAATGACCAGTTGCCTTCTTTTATGACATAAATCATTGTTTGGAAAACATAAGTGATCGCGATAGCGACTACTAATCTAATAAGACTCATAAGATATTCTTTCCAAACAATCTTCTTGTTCACTATTGCTTGCTCTATTAAGGGAACGCTTAAATAGAAAGATAGACTGTAAAGAGTGTTGAAAATAGATGGTAGTCTTGTGAAAAAGGCAAGAGTTACTCTTATGCCGTAGTATGCTAGAACATACCACACCCTTGCCCTTTTCTTTAAGACAAATGAACAAATGATAAAGAACTCTAGTGTAGAGAACAAAAAGTTAAACGCTGGCATAATTTTGCTGTTAGTCAACCAACCTTCTATTTTAGCCATCTGTTCATTTTGATAATTTAGAATGAAATATTTACTGCCACAAAGCGAAAAGACCATCGCAACAATGTATAGCGAAACAATTATAATCGACATCGTCAAAAACAATTTTTTCCATTGTTGTTTGCTTAATGTTAAAGCGTCGTCTTTTCTAGGCGGTCTCATAGTGATTCTTCTAATTGATTAATTTGATCGCGAATTGCTTGTCTTTGTGCTTTTATCGGAGCATAGTCTTGCTCGCTAATCCAGCCTTCAGCATATTTAATTGCTTGATAATCAGTCGCAGCTAATTGTTGCTTTAAAGAAGATATTTGAGTGCGTATTGCAAAACCAACTGGTTGAGTCGAATTTCGGTTGGCAAGTTCTTGTTCATATTCTTCTTGCGTAATTTCTTCGTAGCCATCTGGCAACTCTTCATAAGGTTCTTTTAAACAAATTAACGATTGTTGATATTTGTAATAATACATATGTTTCTCCTTAACATTCTGTGACTGTATCCGAAATGGATAAATTAGAAACCGTAAAAGCAACATCGCTTGTGAACAAACTGATTCTCATATTGTATCCATCAAAATCCATAGCGCCTTCCATTGGTCTAATTGTAAATGAAGTTAAATTGTTACCAGAATAAGTAACAGCCGCCAAAATTGCTCTTGGATAGAAATATGATTGTGTCCATTCTACTTTTACAATTGAAAGTGGAACAGACGACTTTGCCCAAGCGGAAAGTCTGTTTCCGCTTGCAACAGCTGGAGGCTTATTAAACAAAAGTTGAATAGCACCAGTAACAGTTAAAGCTGTGCTTGTATTTGAATATGCTGTGAAATTAATGATGTAAGAATTGCTAGAATCAGTAATTGCAATATCGTGTTTATATGTCTTTGTATTAGTGATAGGGACTTCTGTAATTCCAGTAACTTGACCTAAACTATTGGTTGTAATTTGTGGAACCTTCGTTGCGGAACCTTTCGCAGAATACGCAGTTTGTGCTGTTAAAGTATTTTGTTTTCCGTTCCACTCTGTTGTTGTTGGTAATTTATAACCAGAAGCGATGGAAATGGTTGTGTCAAGTGAGCCGCTTTGTGCAGTGCTTGTGCTTGAAGATAATCCAGTTCCAGCTTGGACGCGAACGGAAGTAACCGTTCCGTTACCAGTTCCAGCTCCAATAATTGCTCTTGCGTTAGCGGCTGTTGCTCTCTGAATCTTGTTGTTTGAGTCATAAACCAACACACCAGTTGCAGACGTAACTGCAGTAGATGTGATAGTTCCAGAGTTTGTAATATTACCGTGTGAATGGCTGCTTGGAGTAAAACTTTCTGGGACATCGTAAATAGCACCCCAAACTAACTTAAATGGCTCTAAAACAGAGAAGCCAATAGTTAATGTTGACGTGCCTACGCCACTTACTTCTGTGACCCAAACATCTGGAAGATTGGTTTGCCTTAAGAAGATTGTGTCACCAACTTTTAAACTGGACAAAAGAACGTTTGTTCCGCCCGCTGTTTTAATGTATGCCAATGCAGCAGAATTACTGGCATAGCTGGCTCCGTGAGTTCCAGAAGGAATGCTACCACCAACGGTAATGTTGGCTACAAAATAATCATTGAGAGCTTCAATGATATTTCCAGTTACATCGTCATTAAAGATTTTATTGTAACAGTTTGCATTATTGCTGTCCGTTTCAGTAACATCGATTGCATAAGCACTGCTTAATCCAGCCGCAGTTGTTTGTAACGCACTAATAGCCGCTGATATTTTGGTTTGATCGCTGCTAGAAACATTTAAGTTAGAACCGTTCAAAGTGAACGAAGAACCAGATGTTCCGTTGATAGAAACGCTGCTTAAATAGCTTCCTTTGGCTTGGTATTTTTCGGAAAGGGCTGAACCGTTTTCACTAATAGAACCAGCAAAACTAACACCGCTTTGAGTAAATGTTGCTCTAGTTTCCCAAGCTGTGCTTCCGTAACCTCTTTGTTGAATATACAAATAACCACCACTATCGTAGATAGACCAATCGTTGTATGTATCTGTTAAAGTTCCGCGTTGAAACGTCAGTCTTGGGCTACTACCACCCTCCGAATTGCAAAGCGCTAAATCACCAGTAACGTTTCCGCCAGTTAATTTCAAATAAGTGTCGTCATAATTCCAAGAAGATTTTGTTGGTAATTCACTATATAAAGCTATGCGTTGAGGATTACTTTTATAAAATACAGGTTGGTTTGAACTATTTACGCCTAAATATCCAACTGTTGTTCCGTTTTGCAATCTAAAACCAATGTACGAACCACTATTATTATTACCCTTAATATATAAAGGTGTGTCACTGCTTGTCGATGTTAAAGTTCCACCAGACAAAGCTAGATATTTAGATGACAATGCTGTTCCGTTTTCTGCAAAACTTGTAGCTGAAACACCAGCTGGGAAAGCAACGTTCTTCGACATATCGAACGTATACATATGACCAGTTAAAGCATAAGTAGATGGAACTGCCCAATAATTAGAGCCATAAATTCTAATGCCTTCTACACTCGCTTGTTTTGGGTATGAACTATTCTTTGTTTTAACCGTAAAAGTAAGTCTTAACTGCCAAGTATTACCAGTTTGTGAAGAACTACCACCAAGAGTGTCTAAAATAAGTGGTATGTCGTTCCAGCCAGACCAGCCACCAACCATATAAGTTCCGAAAGTTGACCAAGAGCCATTATTTTTATAATTAGTTCCAGACCTATACTCAATAAGAAGCTCTAAAGGAGTTGCTGTTGAAACATAAACAAGCATTTTACGTGGGTCTGTATAAACTCTTCCAGATGGGTCGCTTCCGTTTTGTGCTGTAATGGTAAATCTAGTTTTGCTTTGATCCACAGTGATTTCTGTAGATGTATTTGGTCTTCCTACTGGAAAACTACGAGTTTGAGTGCAAAATTGTGATTTTTCTGACGCTGTAGCAGTATATTCAGTCCACGAAGAACCTCCGTTTGAAGAATATTCTGCGGTAATAAGGCTACCATTTATAAACGCCAAACGATTAGCACTATGTTCAGTTGACAAAGCAGCGCCTACTGGAGTAACCCCACCAATACTTCTGCCGCCCCAATCTAACAACGCTTCACCTCTTGACGATATTTCTGAAAACGAATAAGAAGGTTTAGAAGAGGCTTTCGCCCAAGCTGAAATATCGCTACTTTTAAGTAGTTCTACCCAGCTTGAGCCATCATAAATCTTAACCTTTGCCATATTTATTAAGCCGTTGTGTCAATCCAAATGTCTCCGCCGCTCGGACTTGACGGTGCTGTTGTTCCGACGGTTGTGACTTGTGTGGAAACTTTTTTGCTACCAGAGTATAAGAAATTGTCTGTGCCAATATAGCAACCACTTTGAGAGTAGGTTTGTGGATTGGCGCTTTGTTCTTTAGCAGCAATTAAGTATTTCTTAACACCACTATCGTTTGTAGAACCAGCGGTGTTCTTTGTGTCGTTGTCGCTTGGTAAGGTATAGGTCTTGGTGTTAATTTTTGTAACGTGACCATTGCCATCTCTTGTAACGCTCGTAATAGCTGTAAAAGTCCCACTGTGTGACAATGTTCCAGTATCTGTTGTGTCAGAACTAACAGAAATTGTTGGGTGGGCTGTTAAAGGTTTAATGGAATTACTACCGATAGTAATGGTTCCATTAGAAATGCTTAATGTTGGTTTGCCAGAAATGTTGCTCCAGCTCAAATCAACAACTTGTGTTTCCAATTTGTCAAATGTAACAGTCACAACGTTTCCAGCGGAAGTAATACTGCTAACCCATCTGTCTGGGACACCAGTGCTTGTTACAAAAACATTATCGCCAACTTTAAGTTGACCAATGTCAATGTAATCATTTCCACTTCCGTAAGCTAACGCTTTGTTTGTGTTATAGCCGACGCCTTGTGAAATAGCTCCTTGGCTGGCACTAATTGTTATTTGTGGGTCGTTTGTATTAAATGAACTATTGACCATAGTGTAGCCAGAAGCTGTAGTCGATGTCGTTAAATTAATACCGATTGCTCTTGATCTTCCGTAAGCAAGAGCAGCAACGTTTTCTAAAGCTGTTTGAACGTTGGCTCCATTAAGAGGAGACCCAACCATTCCAGTGCAGCTAATTTCAAGAGCGCTGTAACTTGGTTTTGTAGACGCTTTAGCCCAAGCGCTAACGTCGCTAGCTGGTAATGTTGTTGGGTATGCTGGGATTGTTACGACGCCACTACTTGGTGAAAGAGTTGAACCGCTTGAGCCAACTTTGATTCCAGTAACTGTGCCAGTATTTTTTGTGAAACCCCAGCCACTAACTGTTGATTCGGTGACAGCGTTAGGAATTAAATCCATTGCTGCTTTCAATTGTGTATCTAACGCTGATAATGTAGCGTTAATTTTAGCGCCAGCAGTAATGTAATTACCGTTAGAAGCAACACCGTTGTTAATGTGTGCGCCAGTAAGCGTAACTGTAGCACCACCAGCGTCATCACCAGTCGTAACTTCAGTAAAAGCTTGACCGTTGATTTTGACTTTGGCACTCATAAACTTACGCCAGCCAGTTCCAGTTGTTTGGGTAACTTGAGCTGCGTTGGTTCTGAAATGGTATTCTATCCAACCAGTGCTTGCGTCTCCGCTATATACTTTATATACAGCATTTGTTGCCATATATTATTCCTCCTTTAATTTAGTTTTTTGCGAGGGCTTGTCTTTTTTTCTTTTTTGGGTTCTGTTTCTTCTTTTTTTGGTTCTTCTTCGACCATAAGTAGACGACCATTAATATATCTTAATTTAGAAATATCGGTGTCTTTTGGTAGCCATACGTCAGTGCCGTTTTCGGCTTCTGCGACTCTGCCTTCTTCGTCAACAACTGTGAGTTTGAACTTTTTGTTAATTTCTTCATATCTCGCTCTGTCAACGACTGTCATTTTGTCTCGAATCGGAACTACTAAAGGCTCTACAATATTGTCTTCTGTTTCCATAACCGCGATGTCTAATGCTTCATAGACACGACCTTGATCCAGAATCTCATAAGTGTCCTTTGACTTGTTGTAAATGTAATTAACTAGAATTTTTGCCATTTTTTTCTTCTCCTTTTAATTTTGCTCTAATTCTATTTTGTCAGACGCATTTCCACTGTCGTCTTCTAATTCAGAAGAGTTTTCTGCTCCTTCTAAAGTTGGAAGATCAACTTCAAGACCAGAAGTCACAATTTCGTTTTCTAAAAGCGAAGGCTGTTCTAAATGTTGTTCTAAACTGCCATAGCTGATTTCGGCTTCTTGCTGTGCTTGTTGTTCTTCCTCTTCTTCTTCAACTAATTGAAACCACGCTTGGTTTCTCACAAAGTTTTCAGAAGGTTGGGACTCAGATATGATTGGAAGTTTGTCTGTAATTTGCTTTTGGAGACCTATAACGTTTTGATGTCTAGTAAACGGATAAATTATGGAATCACCAAAAATTAGTCTTCTATTTTTTTCGTCCATATTATCTGTCCTCCAGCGGTATCACATATTCGGTTTGTTCTACTGTTAATATTTCGGCGTCGAAACTGAATAGCTGCTGCAAATCTTCGTTTATATTAGCATTTGCTGTATTTACGTTTTCAGCCAATTCTCTCAACCAATCAAACAGTATCATATAACCTTCATACATTTTTTTCTTGATTTGAGAAGCAGAGTATCGTTTGTCAGATGGATTATCTGGCAAAGAAGCTGGAGTTTTCGATCTCAAAAACAATTTGTCTTTATCGGTCAATACCTTGACTTTTAATCTTTCGTTTTCCACCTACTCCTCTCTTTCTTCACGGATTTCTTCCTCGACTAATTCGTCATAAGTTTTAGGCTTAAACTCTCCTTTCTCATAGTGAATTTTCATATCTCTTAAAACTGTGTATTTGTCTTCCAGTTTCTCGCTTTCAAGCTTAACTGTAATAATACTAGTTAAGAGACCGCTTAATGCACCGCCAAACAGCGCAGTTAATCTCGCAATTAAGTTTGCTGCCACGGCTTTTGCTCCACCAGATGTTTCAGAGATTGTAGCTGTTCCCCATAAAACAGAAATGAATAGGCTTAACACAATTTTGAATGTTCTGTTGAACAATTTGTTTGACCTTTCTTTCTTTTCAATGAGTTTTGGCTTTTCGAGGACGGAAGCGGACGAATTATCGTTGAATGCAGTTAAATAGTAAGTATATTCCTTTGGAGAATCCAAAGTGAAGTCTGTGCTAAAAACCTCTTTCAACACCTCATATTCGTCTTTGTGAACCTTCCTAAATTTGACTTCCTTTTTAGTTTTTGGGTCGATTTTAATAACGTTCTTTTCGAGCATTTCTTCTAAATCACCTTTTTCAATAAATGAGACGATTCTAATTGCTACTTGGTGATCGAAACCGTGTTGAACTAAAAAAGCAATCTTTTTATTTTTCAACTCTTTAGCCTTATACCAGATGTAGAACTGTGAAAAATAGACGATTAATTGACTTTCTGATAATTCCATCAGCATATCATTAAACTTTTTCAATGAGTTCTGATATAAGCCCCCTACTTTTTCCTTAAATTTGTCTGTGCCAGTGATTTCACCCAAGACGATTGAGATAATCATAATGCCAGAGTTGATAAGGGAGTTTGTTATCCATTTTTGAACGTCCAGATGTTCTAAATCAAACACAACTGGAACGGCTGTTAGGAATACTACTAATGCAAATAGCAGTAAATAAACTGAAAAAACTAATGCCTTCTTGGCTGTAAACCTTTTAAAGTAATTCATTTTTCCATTCTCCTTTTATGAATAAACCATAGGAGGACAAAGACCATCAATAATAACGCGATATACACATAAATCGCCCATCTGGAGACGAACCATTTGGCGACAGATAACCACCCATCTTTAATCCCAAATCCGATAACCATCGCGGCTATACCAACTAACAAGAATGAAATGGTTGTTATAATTGCGACCTTTGTGGCTTTGTCGAGTTTCTTTTTTTTGTTTTTAATCATTATTCTACTGGCTGCCTTTCTTTTTCTTCGTTTTCAGCGTCTAATTTCGCTTGCTTTTTCCTTTCTAGTTTTCTCTTCGCTCTAGCGTCAAGACCGTTTTTATCAATTAAGTTTCGATATTCCTTAACTCTAGGCTTAACTAGTGATTTGTTGACTTGGTCTGCTGTTCCGCCAGCGAGTAAGCCTCCAGCTGTCGCTAGGAACATATAACCAACTTGCGACATAAGATTTGCCAAGAACAAGAACGCCGCGGCAAATCCGACAAATATCAACGCCAAATAGTAAACCGCCGATATTGTCTTGTTCATTAAATTGTCCTTTTTCCAAATGCCAATAATTGACAATAGCGTTGAAACCAGCAACGAAGCGAAACCTAATGGAAGGCTAATTCCGCTTTGTTGAAACCACTCGTCCCAGTTAATAATTGTCATAATTGACGCTGGGATTAGTGGAGATGAGAACGTTGCTACATATAAAGCAAGTCGTGCTGATTTCCAATTTTTGTAAGTTCTTACTGTTGGAGATTTTTCTTTTTTGTGCATAGCAAACCTCCATTACATCATTTGTTCTGCTTGTTCTTCTATCATAGCGATTTGTTTTACAATTCCTTCGCTAACAGCTTTAGGATTTATTTTCGCCATTTCAGATTGGATTTTTACGAGCATTAGCATACATTCTCTTACGCCAAGCATTTTTGACACATTTGTTTTCAATTCTTCAATTTGCTGATTCGAATTTTCAAATCTAGAAATAAGTGACGAAACTTGCGCGCACAAGAGGTTGCATTGTTCAATACCGTTGTTTAGAACTTTAGTCGCGTCTTCAACGTATTGAACTAATTGCTGACTCACAACAACGGCTCTGCCAAGAACTTCGTCTGACTTTTGTTTTAAAAGATTGTATGTTTTTCTATTCTTCAAAGAAACGAGGAAAGAGAACGCCGCTCCAACAACAGCTGTAGCAGATACGCCGCTTAAAAGAGGAACTAAAAATGTGTCTTTGAAGTTGTTGATTTTTTCAACAATTACATTTTTTGTTTCTTCTTGCTCTTGCTCTTCTTCGCTTGAAACCACCTCTGTTTGAGAAGTTTCTTCCGCATACATTACTTGGGCTGTTTCGCTTTTTTTGACGCCACTGAACACTAACATAGCGGTAATGGCAGCCAACACAATTAGTTTTTTCTTCATAAAAACCTCCTTTAATCTCCGCTGTATGATGGGAACGGCGTTGAGTATGTTATACTCATTCCGCTTAAAACTGAATCTGTATTATTTGAGTTCTTGAACGCAAAGCATATAAACTTTTGACGCGCCAAGATTCTGTGGAATGTATAAGTTCTGGAAACGATAATTTTGTCGTAGTCAACTTTTTGGAAGTTGAAATCGTCAAACTCAAATCCGTGCTTTTCTTTGGTTAAGGACATATAGGACATTGTCTTATCGTCTGCGTCAACCAACTTGTTGCTTGCAAAGCCAACTTCCAATTCGCTAGGGATTTGAGCGTCATTTGTAATGGTAAAGCTGTAAATTGTTTTTAATCTTTCCAAGCTGCCAAAAACAAACGGCGCTGTAAGGTAATATGCTTCAATGGCGAAATATTGTTTGATTTCTGACTTAAAGCTCTCACTTACGCTTTGATTACCATACATAATTAGGTTCAGAACTTCGCCGTCTTTTGAAAGCGTGATTGTGTTTAAATCATTTTCGTCTTCTGGGTCGGCTGCGTGGAACTCACTAACATCGACGTCTTCGTCTTCCAAACAACCGCATAAAACAGCGTATTCCAAGTATTCGAGATTTAATTCAACCCAATCATTTCCGCTTTGCTTTTTGAGGACATAACGGTCGTTTCCGTCTGAATCCAATTTTTCGACTTTGATTTTGACACCATAGATGTCGCCTAAAACGTCTGTAATAGGTTCTTCGCCAGTTAAAGAAGATAAGTAATAGAAAGCTTCTTCTGGCAAATCCATAGCGTTGTTTCTGATTTCAATACAGTTGTTGCCGTTATCAATGTAGATTTCTGATTGATCGTCTTCTGCTGTATTGTTCATTAAGGCGATTCTATAGAAAACTTTATTGAGGTAGCTTGAGCCAGATGGAACTAAAGGCTTGAAGAAATATGGTTCGTTTTCTTTAAGCTGCGCGATAACTCCACCATCAACCACTAATCTTCCTTCTGAATAGTTGAGGGTAAATTCACAATAAACTTTCTTAATATCGTCAAAAACGCCATTATTTACTTTGTAAAGTTCGCCGTTGTCGTTAGCGAAATAATAAACACCGTCTTTTTCTAAAAATACCGTTGGATTTTCACAAGTAAGATAGAACCATTCGTATTGTTTGCTATCTTTGTTATATGTTTTAAAGTTAGTAGCAAAAATGCCAAAGTCTTTAATAGAAAGGAATAAATAGTTGTTGTCAGACCACAAGACAGATTCGGATAAGTCCATTTCTGTTAAAGAACGATCAATGTATTCAGAACGTGAATTTGCATATCTTTGGTTGTCTCCGATAATACCAGCTATATCTAAACCAACTAATTGGTTGTTGCTGTCGATAAATAATGTGTCACCATTAAAATTAACGATTGTTTTTGGGGAAATTCCAGCAACGCTATTATTGCCTTTGACAAGCGCAAATTCTTCTTGATAAAGAGAAGAATTGTCAATGCTCTTTACTTCTGTTCCAGAAACGTCAATAGCCGTTACCAACGCTGGCGTTCTAAAATAAACAGATTTTTCTTTATCTGACTTGTCTTTCAAAACAAGCAATTTGTCGTTTGAAACAACTTCGTAACCAACAACTTTATTGTCTGTTTCTCCATAATACATAATGCTCATATCGGTAAAGTATGAAAAATTACCGTTGTTTTTCATAACAGCCCCATCGTAATCTACATAATTAGGCTCGCTTGAGTGCCAGTCGGCATTAGGAATTTTTGGATTGCCGCTTAAAAATAATCTGTTTTTTGCGTTGTTTGAACCAAACAAGCAACCAAAGCGGCATTCATTGATTTCTCTTACGCTCTCTTCGTAATAGCAAGGGAAAGTTATGCTGACGCAAGATGTCCCTTTAATGTAAGGAATAAAATCATTATAGAAAACAACTTTTGCTTGTTTGTTTTCTAAACCTATATCATAAACAAAGCCAATTAACATAGGTGAACCATTTTCAACAGTCGGAATTGTGTTAATAAGTAAAACTCCGCCTTCTGGCTCAAAATCATATTCTTCTAGAGTCTGATCGGCTAATAATCTTCTAACCGTTGCTTTAGAAGCAGATTCAAAAGAACAATTATATGAAAAATTATCTGAATAATATGTTCCATCGTAAATTGGTATTCCTAAAATCGCTCTTTTGCAGTCGATAGACATTGTCATTTTTTGAATATCAGAGGCTCTGTCTTTAAACAAAATAGGTGAATCTAAAATGTATTCAAATTCAATAAAATCAGTTGAAAGCTTCTCTGCTCTTTCTGTGTTTGTGAGCAAAGTGTTTCTTTTCCAATATGAAAGTTTGTTTGGCAAGTCCAACGTTGCTCTATTGGTATTTAAAGAATCTGTGCAAGTAATATTTATTGTTGTAGTAGGAATAAAAGGTCTTTCTGTTTCGTCTTCTGCGCCAACGCTATCAGCAACTGAATAAAAGTGAGTTGTGCTTACGTTGTTTTTCACGAAGAAGCGCAAACACATATACTTGTTGCCGCCTAAAAACCATAATCTGTTGTTACCAACAAAAGCTGAAGATTTATAATCTTCAAACTTATAAAGCATTGGATAGCCGTTATATGGGCTGTGGACAGAGATTGGCGCGATCGTGATATCGTTATTTCTTTCAATATTCTTGATTTCATATAGCAAATTGCCAATATGAGCCACGATATGCCATTCACCGTCTTCTGCCTTGAACTTCCAGATTCCGTTGAAATTGGTGCTGTTTGTGTTCAATGTATTGGTGAATGCGTCGTAATACTGTAATGTTTCAACTTTAAAAATCTGCTCATAGCCATTTCTTTTACGAACAAGACCGTTTTTGAAAAGATAGTTTTTGATACGAACGGCTCTAGATGGATCAACGTTAAATGCTTGGCTAGATAAATCTACGCCGCCAAACTTTGCAATATTAAAAATGTTCTTCTTCACACCACTTAAATTGTAATGCTGATAAGCGTTTCTTACTGGCATATTATTCACCCATCTTATAAACGTTTTTGATCGCAGTTTGGACAAAAACTGGTCTAACGGTTCTTATATTGTTGAAATAAGATTCAGCTCTTGTGACGTGCATATTAGCTAATGATGGTTCGATTGACTCGGACAACTTGCCTTGCACATATTCAATAATGAAATTGCACATTGAATCGCTAATGTTGTAGTCTTTCATTTCAACATCTAAGATGGTCTCACTAACTAAATCCTCTTCAACGTATTCATAGTTATATGAATTGTTATCAAATTGTGGGATATCCTCTTTATATTCAATATAAATTGGGTATCTGATGTTTACGCTGTCTAAAATCAAAACCTTATTGCCGATTTGCTTAAATCTTAATCTTTCTGGCTTACCAGCAATAATTTGACCGACAGCATACATTTCTTTAACAAGCGCTGTTTCTCTTTCTTCTGCGTTTTCCTTTTGATTTAGATTATCTAGGTCGATTTCTCTTGTTCCTAGTTCTAATTCCGCTTGTTTTACTTTATATGGGATTCTTTCTAAATCACTCAATCTAGCAATAGCTTCGTTTAATGGGCTGAACACATTGTTAATGTGTGTGTTATAGTCTGGATCGTTGTTGTATGTTCCTTCAAGGAATGTTTCATATAAAAAGTTTGGATCGTCCAAATAAATAACGTTTTTTACACACAGATATACTAATTTAGAAAGCAACATATTTTTCTCCTTTTTTATTGGCAGTTGGGTGAGATTTGAACTCACATTTTGAGAAGAAACAGCCAGCCCTAGCTTGTGAAACTCACGTTTTACGTTAAACTACCAACTGATGTAGGGGCTGTTATACCCCATTTTTAGTCGTCGACTTCGATGTAGTCTTCGACTTCGCCGATTTCTTTGGCTCTTTTAGCAACCCATTCTGGAACTTCTTGCTTGACACCAATAGCAACGGCTACTGTTTGACCGTCCTTTTGATAGTAAGAAAATTGTTCTTTTTCTTTGTTCTTTTTGGACTTGTCTGCTGGGATAATAATGAAATACTTTTTCGTTTTCATAGTGACTTTTCCTTTCTTTTTTTAAAGTGGAGGGTTTGTTTTACTTCGCCCCTCCTACGAAGGCTGATTATTTAGGATTCTATGACAGGTAGAGAATCTAAATTACTAGTTGGAAGCGTCCATACCGACAGCGAGATTGTTGTCGCCAGCATTGGCTCTGAATCTCATTTGGACATCGGCATAGTTGGTCTTTGTGACCTTGACGTTATATGTGTTGCCAGCAACAACAGCGAATTTACCATCAGAACCAGCTGTTAAGGCTGAACCTAATGTGCCGTTGCCTTCGCAAGGTTTAACTTCAACTGTTGGTGAAGCGATTGCCGCGCCGTCAGAGTTCTTGAATGCTGAAACTGCTAACTTGCTGTTTGGGGAAGTGGAAACAACACCAGTTAATTGTGCAACGCCAAGTTCGGAACCTTTGATTTCGTTGATTTCATAGACACAGTCTAAGATACAAAGGTCGTCAGAGACACAAGCACCTAAACCGTCCATATTGATCGCGATGGAACCTTGTTGTTTGTTGTCGTCGGCTGTGATGTTGCCGTCTTCGTCTTCGAGAACGCCGCTACCTAAACCATTGTTAATGAGTTCGATACCGCTTTCACCTTCAAGTTTGGCGGCGTCGATTGGTGAATGACCATCGACTTTACGTTTGCCCATAAAGACAATGTATTGGTGTGTAGCGTCTTTATACATTAAGTCAGATGTGGTGACAGAATAGCTCCAATCACCGTAATCATAGACGTCATATGTTCTGCCATCTAATTCTTTTTTGACTGGTTCGGATAATCTTGCACCTTTGGCTTCGATTTCGGCTTGCAATTGGTCTAATCCTTCTGGAGTAATGTGAGCAAGATAATGTTTGCCGTCCCATCTACTCACATTATTCTTACGTAAGATAATGGCAGCGATTTTGGCTGTTTTAAGAATAGATGTGTCGTATGTGACTGTCGCTTTGGATTGGAAGAATGGTAAACCTTTGATGATATCGAGTTTTTGAACAGCGATTTCTTGTAAGGTGGCACGTGCAGAAGCAACTGTATCATCGAAATGATATTGTAAATCTTCACGTGAGTAGATGGCTTTGTCGCCATAGTTGTCAACTGTTCTTTCGATGGTGACAACCGCGAATTTTGTTGGACGTGGAGCAACAAATTCAGCTCTTGGTTTGACATCTTCTTTGCGGACTTTTGGTGCGACAATTTTACGTGATGTGAACACCTTATGACCGCGTGGGACTCTTGAATGGTGAACGAATCTGTCCCAGTATTCGTTACTCTTAACGAACAATTCAACGCCTCTTTTAATCTCCTTGATATGTTCGTCGGTTAATTCTGCATATTTGATTGCATTTACATTGGCTGTTGCCATAGTTTTTTAACTCCTTTACTAACTATATTTTTCGTCGAAATAACGTTCAAATTCTTCGTCCGTCATTTCTTCAATACTTTTTTGTGAAGAGTTATTGCCTTTTGCGTTAGAACTTGGAGGGCTGCTCATTTTTTTAGCTCCTTCGTCGACAGTATTTTTTTTCTTGCTGTCTTCGGCTTCTTGACGAGCTTTTTCTTTCTCTCTTAAATAGAGTTCATAGATTTCAACTTGCGACCACCTACCAGCCCTACCTTCCAAGCATTTTTGGAAAAGAGGATCGTTGGCTAATTCGACAGTATCAACATCTGGATATTTAGTGCGAAGTTCTTTGATTTCGGCATTAATTTTATCCGCTCGTTCTTTCTGCTCTTTTTTAGCGTTTTCTTCTTTTTCTTTTGCTTGTTTTGCCTCTTGGCGAGCTATTTCAGCAAGCCTTTGTGGCAAATCATTAATTGGGTCTTTTCCCTCGTCGTCGAGCTGCTTTTGAATCTTATAGATTTTCAAGTCTTCAGCGTCAACGATTGGTTTTTCCGTATATGGATTTTCTTTTAAGATACCCAATTCCGCTTTAGTGGCGGCTTCTTCACGAATTTTCGCTTCGCGGCTTTCTCTGTCTTTCTTCGCTTGCTCGCGTTTTCTACGACGTTCTGCCGCTTTGGCGTTTTTGGCTTTTTGTTCTTTTTCTTTTTTATCCTCTTCGGACTCTTCTTCGTCCTCTTCGGATTCTTCTTCATCTTCTTCAGATTCTTCCTCAGAAGATTCTTCGTCGTCGAAGTCGTCTGGGTCTAAGATGTCGTCTTCATCTTCTAACTCTTCTTCTTCGGCATTTGCTTTTTTTTCTTTTTCTTCCATACTTTGTTCCTTTCAACCACTGTATGATGTGTGATTTTTGCTCTATTCAAGAGTCGGATTTTTACTCTATACCAGAGTCGGACATAAAGTCCGTATATTAAGCGGAAGTGTGGGTTCCGCTAATACCCTTTGCGTTGTTGGATTTTACTTCACCTTCGCTAACTTCGTTTTGAGGTTGCATAGAATCCATTTGCTTCATAAGACCAGTGTTGATCTTATTCAAAGCGTTAATCTTTGTTGAGAACTCGGCTTGTAAGTTCTTTAAGAACTCGGATTGATAGCCATTAGCAGCTTCAAGTTGCTTTGCGTATTGCATAATTTGAGCTGTGTTCTTCGCCAATTCTTGTAATTGGTTCTTGAGTTGTTGATTTTCGCTAGCTTCAAGGTTCTTAATAACATTCTTAAGAGCAGCTTTTGTTCTTGGAGAGATGTTTGGAGCAGCTTGCAAGTATAAGTTCAACATTGTTGGTGAGATATTTTGAATACCATTGTTGAGAATTAAATTGTCCCAAGTTTGTTGTTCTACTAATTTGCTATCAGCGAGACCTTGCTCTGCGTCAATGGCAATATCAATGTTTTTGCCCCAAATATCTTTATTTTTAAAAGATTCTAGTCTAGCTTTACTCTTTGGTCTGGCTAACAATTTTTTCGCCTCTTCTGTATCAACACCTTCAATTTGTCTGCCGTTGTTGACACCAGCTTGTAAAAATTGTCTAGCTTGTTCTTCGCCTTCAAACTCTGGCTCGCTTAATTCAACTGTATATTTAGCTTCGTCTACATAGTGTTTGTAGTAAAGTAAACGAATTGCTGCCATATCTTCATTGAAACGCCAGAACAATAATTGTTGTTGTTCAATAGCTGTATTAGCTTGTTTGATCATTTGCTGGAGCATATAACCAGACATATCTTTGTTTGTAACAGAACCGTCCATAACTTCATTAAAGCCATAAACGATACGTGTCATAGAAAGTAAGCTTTGAGCAAATTCTAACAGACCGTTTGGTAGAGGTTGGCTTTCTGCCATTTTGATTCCCCAACCATTTGTAAAGTTTGTATAGTCTGTAATAACTTGAGAAGGTTCGTTTGTGATTGTTTGGTCGCCTAACGCGCCCTCTTTTGCGAAAATCTTATTATAAGCATTGTTCTCCGCGCATTTAGCAATCATAGATAAGACAAAGTTGATTGCTCTTTGGATTGGAATTAAGTTTTTGATGTCACTTCTTCCATAGAATGAGCGGTTTTGAGCAGATGGTGTCCAAACAGCAAATGGGTAAAGATTGAATTTTTCTCTGCTCTTTTCATATTCGGCGTCTGACAAAAGGTCTTCTTTAGTTGCGTTGACAAGTAAATCTTCATAATCGATTTTGTAATCGAAGACTTTTTCGGTTCTTTCGTCGTCTGCTTTCTCACTTTCCTCTTTTTTAGCCTTAACGTAGTTGTCAACAAGTCTTTTAATGACATTCTTGCTAACTTTACGTGATAATGGGTGCGGATATTTGAACAAATCAACATCTTCTGTGGAACACATAAAGTAAACCTCACCGTTCACACGGAAGAATCTAACGAACATTTTTACCAATTTATGATTGACGAGTTCGTCGTCTTTATAATCTTCTTCACCATCATTAACGTTGCCCTTAAGAAGAAGTCTCTTTTTGAGTTTCTTTTCTTCTTCGTCTCCTTCGATCATATCAATGAGAGCGTTAACGTCATAATCTTCCCAGAACATAACCCATTTTTGCTTTTGAATGTCATTTAAATAAGGGTTAGCAACTGCGAAATTACGCGGATCAATATGTTCGATGTTAATACCACCCTTATAAATACCTTTATATGTGGTATCTGTATCGTCCCAAGGCATATAAACGATTTCTGTGCCGTTTACATAGCCGTTAATCGCGCTCTGGTAGTTGTGCGCGTCCATTTTCAATTTATTAAAGTTATATTCGTCAAATTGTCTTAAAGCAGTGCAGTCAACGTTTGGGTCGTCTGCTGTGAAAGTCATATAAATCGGAGTGCCACAAATCTTTGAGGCTTTTACTTGAACGCACATAGAACAAATGTTCAGAGTAACTCTGATCATATTATCTACGTTGCCATCTGGATATTGTTTGCCATTATAAAAGTTTTGCTGCTCGTTAATATAATTAACGAAGTTAGTTTTAGACTTATATGAAGCGTCTATTTGATACAGCTTATAAGCTATAGTGCTTTTTCTTTCTTCTCTTTTTTCTTCTTCTTCATTAGGCATATGGATCGAACTCCTGTAAATTACCAGCAAATTGCTTAATAACGTCTTCTGGTTTTATGCTTCTTTCAGCTGCTTCTTTAATAAACTTTTTTTCGTCTTCTGTAAGGTTGCCATAACTAGAGGTTGGAGTTGGCTTTGCTTGATTTTCTAACAAAGCTTTAATTTGAGCCTCTAATTCATTAACTTTATTTTGAAGTTTGGAGATGGTTTCACTCTCTTTGATTTTTTGCTCAAACCTATATTGTTTGTAATTCTTTAATCCCATATCTGAAACACATTTCTCCTCTCTTTATTTTGTCGAATGTCTCTGCGATTGCGGTCAACTCTCTCTGCCAATTCGTCAACAGTCATACTTCTATTAACTATTTTTGAACTAGGAACACACGTTTGCGCTCCGCGGCAGAGATAGAAGCCACAACACGCCATAACTAGGTCGTCGTGACTACCACCAACAGCTTCTTGCTTTTCGAGACCGTTTGCGTGTTTAACGATTTGGAATGATTCCATCTCACAGATGGTGTCATAATCGTTAATCGTGTCTGGGTGGTCTCTAAATTCAATTTTGAACATATCAATCATATAGGTTCTGTTGTTTTTCTTGGTTTTGTAACCAAATCGGTTAACATACCTATTTGATAAGTCCTCAACGTCTTGATCTTGGTAGATAAATTTGTGACCCAAACGGTGACAAACCTCTAACAAGTAAGAAGTTGTGTTTGTTTCGCCAGTGATCATAGCGTCGTTATACATTCTTGCTAGGCAATACATATTGTATGCTGCGTCATCGGCGTCACATCTGTTCTTGTGATAAACTGCAACTTGCTTTCCAGTGTAGTTATCGAAGACCACGGTAGCGAAATAGTCTTCACCACCATTTGCGGGGTCGTTGCAGACTACATAAGGGTGACCAGCTACTGGTTCCTTGTAGATTTTTACAGCCCCTTTATTGCTTTCTACGAACTGAATGTCCCTCATTTCGAGACGTTTGCCATCTTGGCTAGACAGAACTTTGTAATAAAACAATCCTTGTCTATAGTCCTTATTAGCAATAATTTCTAATTTTCTCTTTGCGGTAGTTTCTGCGTTAAACACATAATTGCCGCTTGTAATGAACGCTTCTACTGGGTTTGATGGAAACTCTTGTCTTAATTTGTCAAGGTCGCCATTGAACTCCATAAACTTTTCGTAATACCACTCTGTTTGGCTGTCGTCTAGCTCGTATTTTTGTTGTAATTCGACTAGCCAATCTGGTTTAGTTAATAACCTTAAGCGGCTTACTCTATAGCGTTCGGTAGTAAACCACGCATAGAACTTTGCTAAATAGCGTGAGTTACCAGAGAAATCGTTATCCCATCTGATCTTGTAATCATTCATACCATTCGCTGTTGTTTCGATAAACACCATTGAATCTAAATTTTCAGAGTTGACGGTTTGTAATAACGATGTGAGTGTTCCTTCTAGGTCTTGCCAGAAAGCGCACTCTGATAGGTGCAAATATTGATAGGTTCCAGAACGACCAGCGTTCTCACCTTGCACCATAATCCTAACTGAACTTAATTGCCCGTTAGGGAACTTTACAACCAATTCCTTTGCGTTAGCTTTAACTCTTTCAAATTGAAGCTCTTTAGGAAGGTTGTCATAGAAGAAGATATACTTTTGGAATAAGTTAGTCGCGTGTTCAGCAATGTCAGCAACAATCGCTGCTTTTTTGCCAGCGCTAGTCATAACACAAGAGAATATGATTCCAGCTATAAATGTTGAGAAACCTTTTTGACGTGCCTTTAGAATATCAATACGTATTGGCTCTTCTTTTAGCCTTTGCTCACACATCTCTGCGTATAGGTCTACTTGGTCTTCATTTAGAATAAACTGGACTTTTACACCATCAGCGTTTTCGATCCATAGGAACTTTTCCATATATTTGTATAGTGGAACTTCACCTATTGATGTGTGAATTGTTAAAACGTTATTGTATTTCTCTAATCTTTGGCTCGGTCTTTGGGTTAACAATGTCTCCGAATAATTCATTTGCTCCTCTTAAGTTAGCGTCTAGTTGGACAACCTCCTCTCCAGCTGCTTTACGCCATTTAACCAAATCGATTTCTGATGGATTGTTAAGGTCGAACTGTAATTTTTTATCTACTAATAATTCAAGAGCAGAGACGTTAATCACTTCTCCACTTGGTAGTTTTACTTGTTCTTCCATCGCCAATCTGTTCTTAATTGCAGTCGAAAACATTTGCTTATCAACGATTTGATCAGCTGTTGTTTTTTTGTAGCCTCTATAAGAACGAATCTCATATCCAGTCATTATGTCTTCTGGCTTTACGGTGTTGTCTTTCTTCATATACAATTCTAAAATACCACATATTAGTTGCATTATGCAACATTTATTTGCTCGCGTCCGTGCGTAAATATTATTCTAATCTGGATTAGATTGAGAGATAGATAGATAGATTGACTATTATTGTAGATATATATTAGTGAGTATAGATATAATAATTGAATTAGATAATAAATATAACCTATATATAAAAGCATATATAAGATAAGGTGATCTTGAAAAAAATGGGGAGAATTTGAAATGGGGACATTAATTGTATAAGTGCCACCCCCCCTAGTCTCGTAGGTAGGGTATGGGTCTATGCCTATGCGTAAAGGTTTAATTGCTATGAATTACGCCATTTATGACCCTAATACTACGTATTATCTCACTAAAAGATGGCAATTTGGGCATAATTTGTTCGCTATTTCTCGTGAAAGAACGGCATTGTTGGGGGTAATGACAGCCCATATTTTGCTTGCTAATTGTGTGAAATTAAACGACCAACATTTTTTTGTCAAAAATAATGTTTTCCACCCTAATACCCTTTTCATTAGTTAACCTCTTTGCTAATCACTCTATTACAATTTGTAATAGCATTTTTGATAATCTACTATGCGCGATAAAGGTTGCTCTTCGCTTGGTTTTTATAATTGACTAGTAACCATATTAAACGTAAAAACTATTTAACTTGTTAAATAGAATCGGCTTTTAAGTATCACATTTTATACGGTTATCAAGGGTTTTTAATAATTTATTTGCAAAGCAAAAAAATTGTTAATTTTGAGTGATTTTAAATATAGCTGACCGATAAATTGTTGGTGGTTGGAAATTGACCGACCAAACCGCTAACGTGACGGCTCAAAGATAGCCGTGAAAGGAGAAAAACACCGTGGCGAAATTAAATCAAGTAGAGTTGGAAACTCTAAACACCCTAATTAAGGCTGGTATGCCTTACCAAAGTGCTATCGCACTTATCCTTGGTAGTGAAACTACCAAAACACAAACTGTTTCCAAAGAAACAGTCTCACAACCAGTTGTTGCTAAGAGCAACAAAAATAACAGCAAATCTACTGCCAAAGGCAGTAAGAAAAACTCCACCAAAGGTGGAAAACCAGCAGCAAAAAAGACCGAAGTTAAGGTCAATGATTACGTCAAGGTTGTTAGCACTGCTAACAAATTGGTTGCAATCGGTGTCGTTAAATCAATTGCCGAAGGCAGAGCGACAATGACAAACGGCAGAGTTTATCTAGTCGCAAACTGCGTTGCTATTAACCAAAAAACTTACGGCAAACTTTCCGCTAGGAAAGCCATGAAGAAGTTTTTAGAGAATAAGCCAGAAGTTAGTAGCGCTGATAAGTTCAAGAAAGCAGTCGCTTTCTTCCTAAAGAAGCAAGGTAAAATCGACGAAGCCGATTTTAAGAAAGCTCTTGATAACGCCGAGTTCCGTTCTTCTTTGTATCAACAATACAAAGAAGAGTTAAAGCCTTATAGAGCCGACATTCAAAAGTTTGTAGAAGGCGAAGCTTCTACAAGCGAAAAAACACAAGCATAAGAGAGAGTAAATAACTCTCTCTTTTTTGGTGGTTATTATGTTCATTTTACAATATTTCGTCTTTGACGAAACTGGCGAAGAAATGCTAGACGCTGGCGGTATTCCGTGCGATACCGAGCAAGAAATGCACGAGATTTCTAAAGAAATTGTTGACGAAGTCGTCAAGCAAAACAATTTAGGACTTGTCCTAAACGATAATACAAATGGCAAAGTGCTGTATAACAGCAAGGAGGAGTAAAAGCCGTGAAAAGATTATCTCAACTCACAGACGAACAAATCGCACAATTAAAGCGCGATCCGCGTGTAAAGGAGTTGCACGCAACGTGGTTAGAGCGACCACTAAATATGCTCGAAAAAATTATGCTGAAACAGATTGTTTCAGAGGTCTGCAGCAATGGGTAAGACCAAGATTAGATTTAGAACTGGAGTTCTAAACAACAGCGACATAGAACAAATCTATGCCTACTACAACGCGAGAAGAAAAGCGAGGATTTTGCAAGAGCAAAAACCGCAGTTCTATCTAGATGGAATAACACAATATGGTGTTATTAGATTTTGGAGATAGTTTCCTATGGAAAAGAAACAGCGATTAGCGGAAAAGTTCGCAGAACTTTATCCAGAGTGCAAACTTTGGGCAATACTTTGCTCGAAAAACGTTTGCTCTGTCTATTATAAAGACAAGAGCAAGTCACACCACATCGATACAATTGAGCCGTCTTATGGCGGCTCAAACGAAGGTGTCGAAGGCTGTTTTCACTTCACAACAAACAGCCAAAGAGCAACAGCTCTTTTCAAAAATGAAAGCAGCGAAAAGGACATAGTCCTTTATGAGTATGCTGAAAGAGAAGAATGGGGCAAAGTTCTCGCGTAATCAACAACGGAAAATAAATATTTTCCTAGACAAGTTTTCAAAGACCAAAGCATTTAGTTTAATGGCAGAAGCCGAAAGGAGAAGTGTAAATGCTAGATTTAAGACCGATTTTAGTGAGCAACGCAAGAGGCGAAGAAAGAGAGTTCACTATGACAAGAGCGGGTATTTATATGCTCGCAAAGTTTACAGCAAAGGGAGAGCAAGACCCTAACGATGTTGCCGCGTATTTGCTCAAAAAAGGCACGCTTGAAGACCTTGGAGCAGAACGTGGTTGGTATGAGTATTTTGCAAGCAAGAGCGAAAGTTGCTTGTTTGATACGTGGTTTTACTGTTGGAGTGGCGATTTAGTAAATGTCGTTTCGCTTCGCGGAAGTAGAAGGCGCGTAAGAAAAGAAGATGGCTACAAAGTAGGCGAAAGTTATTACCCACAAAGTTATCGAAAATATGTTAAAAATTGTGACGAATGTCACGAAAGATATTTCGACCAAGACCTTCTTTCAGAAGACGAAGATTTATTTGATAAAGTTAATCGGAACAGCATAGGTATTGACGGATATTGCAACGATTGTGTGAGTGAATACACAGATTATCGCCAATGCGTAGATTGCGGACATTTCCATCAAGACGACGAAATGGAATATTCAGACAGTGCTGATGGCTGGATTTGCCAAGACTGCATAGACGACCATTATAGACGTTGCCATAATTGTGGCGCTTTAATCAACACTGAATGTGATGATTACGAATATGTCGAAGAAACTGGCAATTATTATTGCTGTGGCTCTTGTGCTGAAGAAGATGACAATGAATGGGACGACGACTGCGACTGTTATGTTCCTTGCGATAGCAACAAACGTGATGTTGACCGAATTATTTGCAGTTATCACAGCCACGATTATTGCCCGATGGGTTCAACAAAAGCAACTCAAAAGCACCAATTATTAATTGGTGTAGAAACTGAAGTTGATAACTACGACAGATACGAACAATCGTATGATTATTACAAAAAATTACGAGACGAATTGTTTGGCGGAAAAGTTTTCTTTGAAAAAGACGGAAGTTTGAGCCAAGGCTTTGAGATTATATCTCAACCTTTGACAGAAGATTTGTTCTTTAATACAGACTGGGAAACTCCGTTTAGCGATTTAGTAAATGTTGGCTTTAGGTCTCATTACGCAAGCAATACTGGAACTCACTTCCACTTTAGTGACTGGTATTTGGGATACACAGACAATCAAAAAATCCAAAGCGCGTTAAAAATCTGCCGTTTCTTCCAATTATTTGCTGAAGATATCAGCAAAATAGCGAGAAGAAATTACAACGGCTATTGTGCTGATTTAAACGACTACGATCGCGCGATCGATGGAGACGATAGACATTATTACAACTTGAGAAATAGCAGATATTGGGCTGTCAATTTAACAAATATGTTAAAGAGCAGAACAAAAAGCACTATCGAAATCCGTGTTTGCAAAGGCACATTAAAAGCAAACACAATGCTTGCTAGTGCAGACTTCTTCTTACATATTGTAAGAAATGCCAAGAACATCGCTTGGAAGAATATTAGCGACCTTAAACAATGGTTTAATGGTATCAAAAACCCAAACACAATTGATTACATCAAATCTCGCAACGCATTTGAAGGTGCGTTTTAGTGCAAGGAAAGGAGAATACTGGTAGATTTATGTGTATTGCAGTTTATAAACCACAAGGCATTAATATGCCTTCAAAAAAGACATTGAGTAATTGTTTTGGAAACAATAGCCACGGTGCTGGATTTATGTTTCCATATAATGGAAAAGTCCACTATGAAAAGGGATTTATGACATTCGGCGCTTTTAAGAAAGGTCTTAAAAATGCCATCAAAAAATATGGTCTTTCTAAAGTAGATACACCTATGGTGTTTCACTTTAGAATTACATCACAAGCTGGTGTGAAAGACTTTTTGACACACCCATTCCCATTAACCCGTGATTTCGAAAAAATGCGCGAACTTAAAGGCGACTGCGACGTTGCTTGCGCTCACAACGGCATTATTGACTTTGCTAGTTCTTATAGTGCCACTGATTATAGTGACACTATGGAGTTCATTAAAGAAGTGCTTTATCCGTTAGTCCACAATAATACAAAGTATTATGAGAACAAATCGCTTATGAAGTTGCTTAACTATTTGTTAAAAGGCAACAGATTTGTGATTATGGACGGAAAAGAACACGTAGAATTGTTGGGAGACTGGAAAGAAGACAAAGGTGTCTTCTACTCAAACACTTCATATGACCACGCACCGTTTTCTTTCAAGAAAACACAAGGGTGGAAGAAGTTTAATCCCACAACAAATAGTTATCCATCTATTTTCTCTAGAAGAGAAAAAATCTCTGCAAAGCAAGAAAAGGAGTTTCTTGAAACTGGCAGAATTACTTGTGATTTTTGCGGAGAAGAAATGTTTATCAAATACGATAACGAAGCTTACGAAGTAATAGCTGTGTGCTTTGACTGTGGAAAAGAACTTGCATTAACTCTTGCGGCTGAAGATTATGCGTGGAATCACGATTTAGTTTACATAGACGCTGAAGATTATTCTGACGATGGCTATGACGATTACGATTATGGTTATGGACATAACTATAAACCTTATGGAGGCTATTAATATGATAGAAGCAAGCAAAGTTTTAATTCATTTTTCGCTCAAATATAAAGGCGATCACGATTCGATATATAAAGCGATAGAAACGAAAGAAAATTGTGACAACGAAAACGTTTTAACAACCGATGAAAATTGCATAACAATTTTGGACGATAATTATCCACAAAACTTTAAAACAAAGTGTTTTAAGCCGCCTTTCGTTTTGTATTACAAAGGAAACGTTGATTTGTTGAAAAGCGAAAACATACTTTCCGTAATAGTCTCAAGTCAAGAAAGCTCTTCGTTCAAGTATGTAGCGACAGATTTATTGAGCGATATAAAAGTGCCTATTGTAACTTGTGGACACAAAAGTCCAACCGCTTTCATAGCAACGCTATCGAACAAAATAATTTTGGTGTTGCCTTGTGGAATTTACTACAAAGGCTCGGAGACTTCGCTTGTAGATACAGTTGTATCTAATGGCGGTCTAGTTTTGACAGAGTATCCAAAAGATACTCCTCCAACGACAAATAATTGCGGTTTTAGATACAGACTTGTAGAAAGCCTTGCAAACAAAACATTAGTTTTGGAAACAACCCAAAACTCTGGGGGAATTGTTAGATACAATTTCGCTCTTTCAAACAATAATGACATTTATGTAGTTCCTAAAGACTACTCTGACAAAAAATGGGCAAACAATAAAATGATATACGAAGGTGCTATTCCTTGCTTGGATAAGCAAGACTTAATGAAATAAGGGGGTTTTTATGACTAAAGAAAGTTTCGACTGGTTAAGAATTGGACACGACGACATCAAGTTCTATGTTCACAAATATTGTGACGAGAAAGAAGTTACATCAATGCTACAAGGTCTGTCTACAAATATGGTTTGTAAGGACGAATATGGCGATGGTTTAGCATACGTGATCGATATGCGACCAAACACGGTAATTTATCGCACTGGTAATTCAGTTTTCATAATTCCAGCAAAGGTAAAACCTTTACCAACAGCAGTTATTGACAACAACGACGGAACAAAACCTAAGGTTTTTATGGAGTTTGAATATCCGTGCGTAATGCGAAGAGAAGACTTGGTGGAATACTAGGGGGTATTTAAACGTGGATAAACAAACATTTTTATTAACTAAAGTTAAAGGCTTAAACGACAAATCCACTTCTTTTGGGGTTATTCTGAATAGAATACAAGATAAAGCCGAAAAAGTTTTAAGCGAAAAAGAGTGGAACGATTATTTGCGAGCGTCTTCCAAAGACGCAGACAGATGTGCTGGAATGGACGGCATTCTTTTGAATGGTCATTATTTCGACTGTAAAGAGTTTGAAACCAACAAAAAGCAAATTGTGTCAGCATATCTTGATTATTTTTCAGAAGCACAATTGGGCAAAATCGCGGAGGTATTGTAATGACTTACGAAGAAGCAAAAGAATGCTATTTCAACGAATTGAAAGACACTTATTGTGTCTTAACTATCGAAGAACTAATCGCTAGATTAGGAAAAACCACAATAAGATGTGGTTGGGTTGACTACATCGATAGGCTAGTGAAGAACAAAGCCGTTGATTATGATGTTGCTAAAGATTGGGGGCAAGTAATTTAATGAAGAACATAAAAGATTGTTTGATTACATCAAAAGAAGGTTTTAGTGTTGAAAACCTACAAAGATTTCCATCTATGGAATGGGGAGACGAAGGCGGATTACAAGCCGACCTATTATATAATGGCGACAAAATAATGACCGTGTTCAACGAAGGCAACGGAGGGTGTGCTGTGTGTCACACAACAGAGCTTTACAGCACAAAGATGGGAGAAATCAAATCAGCAGCTCTAGATTTCTTAAAAAGAAAAGACAAAAATTGGGACAAATATGACTTTTTGAGAGACAAAACATATCAAGATATTGATGACGACGATTTTGAAGGAGTTGTTTTGCTAATAGAAGAAAGGTTTAACGACATCAATGCTGTTTCAAAGTTTTTCGACGAAGGCTTTAACTCTGTTGGCATAGCCAAAAATGATTTAAAAACAATTTATTTGAGATATCGTGTTGAAGATATTTCAAACGAAGAAGTTAGAGATTATTTGGACAAAAATCTCTCAAAAGACAATTACACCGATGTAGAAATCATTAGAAAAAGCGACAACCTATGCGTTTATTAAAATGGGGGTGATCTTTTATGGACGCAAGAGATATTATTTTTAACTACTTTGGAGACAAAGGCGGAGATTCATCAGACTTAGAAAGTCTTATGGGTTATTTGGACACAGACACATTGGTCGGTTGGTTTGTTGACGAAGGTTACGTTGAAGATTTATACGACAAAAATGACGAAGAAGTGATTATGAATCACTACGGATTGCATTGTGGGAGGTAAAATATGGTTTACATCGTGAAAGAATATCCAACTGGTTTTCAGCATTTAGCAAAAGAAACTGTTTATGACAGTTTTGACGCTGCAAAGAAATATGCTAGTGATTTAGCAAATAGCAAAGGCGTTGATATATCAATCAAAGTTTTTGAGGCTGTCGATAACAAGCCAGCAACAAAAAGAACATTGAAACTTCAATGGTAGGGAAGGACGGCATAAAATATGAAACCAACAGAAGATTTTGACAGAGAAAGATTTATTAGAAAAGTAGCGGCGTTTATTTACGCTACGGCTGTATTAAGACAAGACGACGGTTCTACTCACGTATACTTTGAGATCGGAA